TTAACTGGCCTTTTTCACCGGCGGAAGGTCAAAGGCTTTACGCAGTGCCCGGACAAACGCCTTGTCGTGGCAGATGGTTTTCCCCGGGCTGTCGGAGAGTTTCGCGACCGGCTTACCGTTACATTCCACCAGTTTTATCACGATGTTTAGCGGTTTAACCTGTGGAATGTCGCAGGTTAAACGCGTACCAATGCCGAAGCTCAGATTGACCCGCGAAGAGAAGTGGCGATAAAGATCGACGGCTTTTGCCAGATCGAGGTTATCGGAAAAGACCAGCACTTTACTCATGGGGTCGATCCCCAGCTTCTGGTAATGCGCGATGGCTTTTTCGCCCCACTCGACAGGGTCGCCGGAATCGTGGCGCAGCCCCTGGTAGCGGCTGGCAAACTCCGGGCCGAAATCGCGCAGGAAAGCGTCCATGGTAATGCAGTCGGTGAGGGCGATGCCGAGTTTGTCAGGATACTCTTCCAGCCAGGCTGCCAGCGCCGCGCGCTGGCTGTTGGCTAAACTGGGGCTGATTTGCTGATGCGCCTGGAACCATTCATGCGCCTGAGTGCCCATTGGCGTCAGATGAAGACGGCGAGCCAGATCGTAGTTGCTGGTACCGATAAACCACGGCTCCTGCTGCAGACGTTCGACGATGGCCTGCTGCACTTCACGCGAGAAGCGACGGCGGGTGCCGAAGTCCATCAGACGGAAGTGGCTGAGATCGAGGTCGGCGGTGAGTTGCGCAAAATCAGCCAGCTTGTGTTCGAGGGTTTCCAGCGCTAAATCGACGCTGATTTCCGGCGAGCGATAATGATGGACCAGCTCGCTAATCACCGCCAGCAGCGGAACTTCCCACATGATGACTTCACGCCATGGACCGGACAGGCGAATATTCAGCTTGCCGTTTTCATTGTTGACGGTGACCTGGCCCGGGTCATAACGGAAGTCGCGTAGCCAGTCGAGATAATCCTGGGAAAAGAACGGCAGGGTAGACAACCAGTGATATTCATCGTCCTGCAGCTTCAGGTCGCGCATGGTTTCAACCTGCTCGCGAATTGCGTCGGCGTAGATCCCGAGCAGATCGTCCCCGCGGCAGCGGAACTCCGCCGCAACGTGTACATCGCCGTAGCGGTGGAAGACAGCCTGCTGCATGTGCAGCTTGTAGGCGTCCGTATCGAGCAGCGAGTGCAGTACAGGAGAAGTGAATTGTGTCATGGTGCGCAGTAGCGTCCTCTCACTGGAGCGTTTCCATCAAAAACCGAAGCAGAAAAAAGGAGGCGGAGTATACCTTTATTACCCGACTCTGTCCCGCAGTGACGGTCGATGGCGACGCTGACGGTCATTTGCGAGGCCTAGTTTAATATATTGAACAGGGATCACACCACAAGCTTTGCACCGGGTCGAGCGCATTTCGTGCCTCTTGTGTTATCAATATGTAGCATGTTGATATGTAACGTAATGATATATCAATATATTATCCATTCAATGCAATGTCATGGGGCAGGGATGGGGCAAAATCAGCTAGTTTCTGGTTCAAAAGCGCCACCTGCTCCGTGTTTTTTTCCGCCATCCATTTTCCATAAACCTTGTAAACCATCTGCGCATCAGCGTGACCCATTTGTGTTGCGATAAAGTTTGGATTTGCGCCAGCTGACAATGACCAGCAGGCGTAAGTATGTCTCGTCTGATAAGCGTTACGGTGTCGAAGGCCGGCACGCTTAATGTGAGCATCCCAAATTTTCTTTATCGAACCGACCGCATAATGGTCTCCTGCAAGGTAGTTTCTCCCTGTTAGTCGTGGATCAAACACAAACGTGCATTCGTGTTTTTCTTTGCGTCCGTACTCCCGTAGGTTTACTTCTACTTCATGCTGTTTACCAAACCTTGTCATCTCTGCCTGGCTGCGGAGTGCTTCTATTGCTGGTTCAATCAGGAAAACAACCCGGTTCGTTCCAGCTTTAGTTTTTGGCATGGTAAATTCATTTGTGGGCGTAAAGTTCCTCCTGATCATCATCGTTCCCGCTTTCAGGTCGATATCCTCCCAGGCCAGTGAAACCAGCTCCCCATGACGAATTCCTGTGTATACTGCAAGGGCCCAGATGTTCCTGATCTGCGTATGCTTACAACTATCAAGCAGTCGAAGAAACTCATCACTCGAAAGAGGGTCGGGGTCTGGACGACTTCTTGTTAAAGCTGATATACCGTTAAACGGGTTTTCTGCTGTGTACCCACTCGCTACAGCAAAACTGAACATTCCTGAAATAGTGGTCATGTAGTTGTTAACAGTGGGTACCGTTCTTCCTTTTGATGGCTTATGTCCTTTTTTAGGCACCTTCCACCCGGTCAAAAGTTCCTTTCTTATAAGCAGTAAATCCTCTCTGTTAACCGAGGAAATGAACCTGTCCCCGCCGATCCGTGGCACCATGTTTTTTACAATGGACTCATAGCCAACAAACCCGTTGCTGCTCATCTCAATCCGCTTGAGCTCAAGCCATTTCTCAGCAATTTCCTTTACTGTTATTTCCTTTTTCTCAACTCCAAATTTTTTCAGGTTAAGAGATTCAGGAAACTGGCTGGCATAGTTGAAAGTACCCATTTTGATAGCGAAACATACTGAGCTTCTTAGCTCGCCAGCCGTCTTTCTGTTTTTTGGTGTATCAGGAACGCCAAGGTTTTCCCTGACCCTGACGCCCTGATAAATGAACCATATGCGAAGCGATCCGCCATGATTCTCAACGCCAGTTGGATATGACGATTTGGCCATTCTTCCTCCCTAGCGCCCAAGAGCATGTTAAGAATATCGCTTTCAGCATGAATGAGCACCTGGCTGTTTCGACGACTGGCGCTCTATCCACTGATTTATCGCTTCCAGGTTATACATGCATTGGCTGTTTGGGTTTGGATCACCATCAGGTGATACATGCATATATTCTCGGCCAACGAACCAGGAGTTTTTTCTGGCTCGTTCAATTGTTCCAGAACGAAGACCGGTAATTTCTGTGAGTTTCTTTTCTGTCACCCACTTGTTAGGCACCAGTTGAATTACGTCGCTCATATGCTCTCCTGAATCAGGCCGCGCGCAGGGCGCGCAGCTTCTTAATGTGCTCGCTCTGCTCCAGTTCGGCGCGTATCTGGTGCGCTTCTTCAGGGGGGAGCGGTTCGAAATCGTTATTAAATCGGTCGATGCTTGCCGTGTTGATCCGACCCTGGCGCCAGTAGCACACTGTTCTGGTGTCGCAGCTGTGAATCAGCACCGGCCATCCGTGGCTGTCGGCGTAAACCTGGCCGCGCTGAATAAGCTTGAACACCTGTCACCTCCGATGCTTTCCACGCTCTTCACTCTCTTCCTGACAGTCAGCGCAGCGCTGGCAGCCTGCCACCAATTCCCGGCGCCGCGCCGGTATCTCATCGCCGCAATCCACACACTTTTCTGCCGATACCGCGTTATGGTTGATGCGCATGTTCTGGATGGTTTGTTCAAGTCGACGTTCTGCCAGCTCGTTGGCCTGATCGATAATCTCTGCGCTCATGCTGCTCGCTCCGCCAAAATTTCAGCTTTCTGTTCATCGTCGAGCATGTCATCCAATACGATGGCAACACGGCCACTGCCGCTCCACGATACAGGCAAGCTTTCCTTGATAGCCTTATTCAGTGCTTCGGCAGCATCACGCACGGCCTGAGGTAGGCAGTAATAATCATCGCCTTCGGGCATTATTTCTTCGCAGTGCTGCTCTAAGTCGAACTCTGGCGGGTAATTAGGTTCGCAGATCAGTAGTTGCAATTCGCTTGGAAGAAGTGAGTGTTCCCAGCAGTAATCTGCCAATGATTCAGCATCGAAAAAGTATTGGTCATCATCAAAGATAACCAGTGGCTCGCCAGCCCAAACCACGCGCTCCAACTTTTCAAATGCAGCCTGCCGGCTTATGTGGTGGCATTCTTCGCAATAACCATTAATGACGTGAATTGGGTGCTCATCAGGGAAGTTTTTGCACTTACGGTGCGTTGCCCCACACCAGCGGGCCATATGCTCGTCATCACCCCAAAAACGACCGTCACGTGCCACCCAACCGGTTAAGGTCTGGAGGCTGGCCGCTTCATCACTATCCATCATCACGATTTTTTCAGTTTTCATGTTCATGATTCCACTCCATACCGCCCATTCATGCGGCCAATGCTGCTGACGAATGCCGTAAGGCTGATGCCCATTGGCTTAATTTTTTCGTGGTGCTTTTTGAGGATCGGCGGTACCACCTCATTCCATTTCGGTTTTGGCTTGGCCTTCAGGGCGCGGCGGATTTCATCAACGCATTGGCGCCCCTGATTGCGCATAACGTTTTCCATTTCTGGCGTCATGCTGCCTCCAGATTCCCGATCCGCTTTAACTCAGCCAGCGACACGGACGTGATGATGTGTCGCGGGGTGATGAACGGACGCCAGATAAACAGGAGTGAGCCTTTGGGGTTGCTCTGGCGCTTTCCTGTAATGGATGCCGGAACAAACTGAACACGGCCACCGGTTATCAGCCTGAGCTCATCTGCTGACTGCATGGCGGAGATAAACCATCCGGTAGAGATGTCAGCCGGTAACAGCATCACTACGGCCTGAGACTGCGCCCTGGATTGCTCGGCAGCCTTTTCCACCCATGGGCCGATATCGGAATAGGGCGGGTTACACCAGATCGCCCCGTATGACGTCCATTCACTGTTCAGCGAGTCATCCAGCTCAGTGAGATAGTGAGCGCATAGCGCATTACTCTCAGAGGCTGCAGCATCCAGCCAGAAGCCAAACTCGCGGTCGAGCGCGTTGAAAATTTCAATCGGTGTTTGCCAGTAGTCACGTTCATTTTTTGGAGTTTTCGATCCGCCGAAATCAGTCATTGCGCACCTCTTTTCATGTCCAGCTTCTCGGCAAGCCTCTGAGCTTTTAACGGGTTACTTACCACTTCACCCCAGGGCATAAGCCAGCCGCGGCGAATTACGGAGTACGTGAACTTAATTTTCCCTACGGTTATGGCGTCGCGGTAATGTTTCATTTCCACTGCTCCCCGAAGGTGAAACCGATCTCCGACAGCGATTCATCCATCTTGCTGATGAACTCCGGCACCATTTCGTTGAAGTCAGACATGTATTTGTCGTCGCGCTCAACAACCACGTGATGAATGCCTTCTCGCTTCATTCGAGGGTCATAATTCGCGAAATACCAGGCATCCTTGCCGGTTACCCACATACTGAATTGCACCTGGGCCATATAGGCGGATTTGATAGCCTCGAAACCGCCAAGCCGGAATTTCATGAAGTCGCGAGAGGTGAAAGGGCATTTCAGCTCAAGGCCGCGGCCATCACTGCACAGGCCGTCTGGTGAGCAGGCGGTGCGCATACCTTCGTCACGGAAAAGGATCGGTGACTCCGTTACCTTCACGTCGGTGGTGAACTCAAACAGGGTTCGAGCGTCGGCCTCATACTGTTTTCCCCAGGCCAGCGCCTTGGCGTTAACTTCCGGCGCCGCGCCGGTGCATACCTCTGCGAGCAGCGTGTGGAAATAAGACATTTTCATGTCAGTCCACTTGGTGCCTGATCTCGGTTTCGAGATGACGTTGTGAACTTCCGATGCGGTAATCACGCCCAGGCGCAAGCGGTGCCATGCTTCATCGCCCTGTTCAACGCGGGTAACGTCTATGCCGGTGCGTGCAAGGATAATTTCTGGTGTCATGCTGCCACCTGCGCTTTTTTCTGGAGGAAGCTAAAGCCTTTCTGTGCTTCTTCTTCGGTGAGCTGTGATGCCTGGGAAATATCACGCTTGAAGATGTTGCTGCACAGAGGCAGGAAGTCCTGCTCCCAGTCCTTATTCAGTGACGATAAGAGGTCGGTGATTGCCTGCAGCGTTTCATCGCTGGCCACCAGAGGGAGCGCCTCTGTAGCGCTGCGCGGAGTAACGTCACGCGCATCCACTTCCAGCGTTTTACCTTCCATCTCTTCGGCGGTGGGCTGCTGTCCAATTTCAGGCCACGCCTTACGCAGAGCCTGAGCCTCGGCACACTTCGCCAACTGGCCGTAAGGGCGCTTTTTCCACATTGCATTTGGCGCGGTAGTGTCGCGGCCGGCGGTGGCATAGTTCTCAACCCAGTATTCTTTCGCGCTGAATTCGACGATCTCCCCGCTCGGCATGCGCTTGCTGACTGTGTACTTGCACCATTGAGGTACGGTCACTTCAATACCGGTAAGCGTCAGAGTGACGTCCGGGCCGAACTCTGGTTCTTTTGCGCCAGCGTAATCACCGGAGCGATCGGCCTGAATCCGATAAAGCCCGATGCCCGGCATAACCACATCGCGCCACTCGCTTTTACCCGACTTCGAGTCCTTAACACTCATTGGCACCAGATGAACGGGCTTCAGAAGCGGATCGAGGTTTCTTGCCCGGCAGTAGTCCAGAGCCATCATTACCGATTCGTCTTTGGCGCCAGGGTAAATACTGTTTTTGAGGGCGCTCCAGGTGGCGCCGTCAATGCCTCGCTCTGCAAGAGAGCTGGCTGTAATCACAAGTTCGTTAGCCATTGCTATTCCCCAAAGTTAAAACGGGCAGCCGGTGCGGTGATCCCAGTCGTATTCCGCCTGGGCGTAAGCTACTGCCGAGATGAGATCGTTATATGCCTCGCCAGCTGCATCGCTGCGGAGGCCTTCGTATGGGCTTTTGTCCATCGGCACAGAGAAGCGGAACAGGCCTGAGGGCTCATTCGGCAGGGTGTCGATAATTTCCTGCGCCCGATCTTCAATCCACTTTTCCTTCTCTTCGTCCAGCGTTTGCTCAGCCCACTTACGCTCTTCGATCACGTCATATGCGCGGTATGCGTTCATAAGCACCTCAGTAACTGATACCGGTATGAGGAATGCGGCCGTCTTTAACCGCGGTGAGCACCTCGATAGCCTGTTCCCGGGTAAGGCTGGTATTGGCCACTAGAGCCTTAACAACCTCAACACCCACAGCCTTGCGGTGCTTAACGTCGGCTTCGCGGCGAGCCTGCTCATCAGCTTTGCGTTTCTCTTCGGCCAGGCGGGCCTGTTCGCGTTGCTCAGCCTCTCGGCGGGTGCGGTCGGCTTCTTCCTTTGCTTTGCGCCGCTCGGCTTCAACTGCGGCCTGCTTTTCGCGCTCCGCACGCTCAGCTGCTTCTCGCTGTTCGCGCTCGGCCCGCTGCTGAGCTTCAATGCGCTCACGTTCTGCGCGCTCTTTTGCCAAAATCGCCTCGCGCTCTCTGGCGGCCGCAGCGTCAATTTCACGCTGTGCCTTTTCAGCTGCTTCACGTTTGGCTTTCTCTTCCGCCTGACGTTTAATCTCTTCTTCGCGGGCAATGCGCTGGCGTTCGGCTTCGGCTGCTTTATCTGCGCGTTCACGGTCAATATCTTTATCCATCAGCAGGGCCATTTCGTGGTCCGCTTCGAACTTGGCCGCCAACTCCTGATCAAACTTGATGTTCATTTCCAGCGCTTCGGCGTGCATCGCGTTCATGGCTTCTTCGGCCTTAATGCGCTCCTGCTCGGCTTCCCATTCAGTCAGCGGCCGGCGCACTTCATCTTTCAGCGCATCGAGACGTTCACGGACAACGCGGCGGCTTTCGTCGATTTGCTTTGGCAGGGCCTTCAGCTCAGCGACCAGGTCTTTACCGGCGTTGTCGATGTACGTTTTTGAGCGCGCCACTTTGTGAGCCATTGAAGCGATAGCGTCGCGGCCTTTTTTGGTCGTCACATCAGGCACCAGGCTACGTGCCTCTTTCTCGATAGCTTCGATAAGTGGGTCGAGCTGGTCGTTACTGGTGAATACGGCCATCGCGTTCTTTTTTTCGATGACGACTAAATCCGTTATTTCGCTCATGGTTTCTCCTGCAAAAGGTTGAGAGATGCCCGGCACCTTGATTGGCTGCCTAATGGCTTAATTAAATTTGCGTTCCGGTTAGTGCGTTCCGGCCGGCACCAGATTTGGCAGCAGCTCACGTGCTTCAAAGCACTGGCGGATGTGCCTTAAGTTTCCCTGCGGTTCGAACCAGAAGGTTTCGTTCAGGTAGTCGCGAGAAACCTTCCAGGTGGCGCCAGTTTTAGCGTTACGCATCATCACGGCGCGTCCGCTGTTAGGAATTGCTTTAGCCATTGAACACCCCCGTAGCGTGCAGAATTTTGATAATCAACGCTGTCCAGATAACGCCGCAGACCAGCAGGCAGTAAATCAGTGAACGAATACCGTTTCTGCTCATACTTCCTCCCGCGCTTTCAACATTGCATCAGCCATCAGGTAAGAAAGTTCAGCAACCATGTTTTCATGGTGAGTAGCTACAGGGTGTTGGTCTCTCTCTGGATAACTTGCTAACCAGCCCTGCATCGCCTGTGCCGCAAAGTAATCACGCACCGTCAAACCTTCGTACCCTTGATTTGGATATGCAGGGCCGCCATTGTTTTCTTTGCTCATTTGCCACCCCAGCACGGATAGCTAACTGCGATTACAGCAACCAAAAACGGAACGACCTTTAACCAAAAATTACGCCATGCAGGCTTGTCTTCTTCGCGGATCATCTCTTCACCTTTGCCTTATCGCGGCTAACGGGACGTTTTGACTTCACCCCGGCGTTGCCGGTGTTGTTTGGATGAAGTAAATTTAGCGCGATGCTAAATAAATGGCAATAGCAAAATGCTAAATTAATGACCTGCGGTATTTAGCATTTTGATTTAATTAGGGTTTAATTTTTGTGAGGGGTGTAATAGGGGGTTTTTAGGCATAAAAAAACCCGCCGAAGCGGGTTTGTTCAAGGGGGGTATCAGGGAATATTCAATATCTTAGCGTCAACTACAACTCCTACAATCCGACAATTTCCGTTAATTTCAATCATCGGATACTGTGGGTTTAAGGGTTTCAGAAAGCGTCGTCCAGCATCAATAACTAACTTTTTGAAGGTGGCCTCATTATCGCCTTCCAGCTTGGCGACAACCAGTTTCCCGTTAATAGGCTCTATTTCAGGATCAACCAGAATAGCAGCGCCTTCAGGGATGCTAAGGCCTACAGGGGATGTCATCGAATCGCCGTGGACATCTAACCAAAAAGAGTCGTCAGAGCATTCGACAGTTGTTTCATACCAGCGATCTATTGCTCTTCGGTGATAAGGCTCCACAGCTTCCATCCACTGTCCGGCGCTAACCCAACTGATTACAGGATAGCTCCCCTGAGGGGTATTTACTGATCTGAATGTTACGTTCGTATGGCTCTCTTTCGCGTGTAACGTATCCATCCAGCCGAAAGGCAGATTGAGTGCAGATTCAATTTTACGAGCCATTTTATCGCCGATGTTTCTATGTGGTTTTTCACCTATCAGCTGGCTCAGCGCTGCTGGGCTTGTATCGATAAGCTCTGCGAATTGGGCCTTGTTAAGGCCTGCATCTACGCGCTGCTGTTCGATCAGGTTCTCCAGATTCGCTTTTCTAATCTCTTTACTTTCCATCTGCTCATTTTTGTCATTTTTAGCAGAATGATAAATATGCAAATTGCTAAATCTTTCTTGCTTAGTATTTAGCATAACGCTAAACTCCGTTTTAAATAGTCACGGGAGGTCCCATGAGTAATGAACTCTTACGTTGGCGCAAAGGCGCCAGCACCAGTGAATGGGCTCAGTTAGCAAAGCTGGCGAAAACGACAGTGGGTTATCTGGACCAAATCGCTTACGGAAACCGACGCGCGTCTCCAGAAAAGGCTGAAGCTATTGAGGAGGCGACAAAAGTTTTCTGTAACCAGGTCCCGGTTTCAAAAGAGAGCCTTGTTTTTTCTCGTCCGCGCAATACGGCGGCATAACAAAAGGAAATATCACAAATGCAGAACGCAATAGCTCGCAACTTAGAACCACCGATCCTCAACCCCATTGAGCTCGAAGGCGTATTGCTCAACCGCCTTTCATCAATTGGGCAAAAAATTTATGCCGAGCTTTTAGGCATCAGTGAGTCAACGGTCAGTCGCAGAAAGGGAGAGGGTCATTTTGCCGATATGGCTAAAGAGCTATCTGTGCTTGGTCTGCAGGTTGTACCGCCTGAAGCAGTAGTAGTGTCCCGGCATTACCTGCAGTCAGTAGAAACGCTGGCAGATATCGGTTTGCGTGCGGAGCGATGCCGCCCGGGTCCGCTTGGGTGGGACTGATGAAGTGCCTAAAAGGCGAAAGCCGCAGTGCTCGAACACCAACGGCTTTCTACGCGAATTAACTGGATCAATTCACAGGAGTAATTATGGCAAATACTGCCGAAGTAATCAATTTCCCTGTGCCTGTCGTGGCACTACAGGAGCTGCGCGTGGCAGATCTCGACGATGGGTTTACGCGCATCGCCAATGAGCTCCTTGAAGCTGTCATGCGTGCCGGTCTGTCGCAGCATCAGCTTTTGGTGTTCATGGCTGTCATGCGCAAAACATACGGCTTCAACAAGAAATCTGACTGGGTCAGTAACGAGCAGCTCTCGGAGCTGACCGGCATTCTCCCGCATAAGTGCTCAGCTGCAAAAAGCGTCCTGGTTAAGCGGGGGATATTAACTCAAACCGGTCGTGTTATCGGGATTAATAAAACGGTCAGCGAATGGTCATCTTTACCCGTAAAAGGTACAGAAAAGAGACCTTACCTGAAAAAGGTAACATTACCCGAATCAGGTAAGAAAAGTTTACCCGAATCAGGTAACGCCTATTACCCGAATCAGGTAAACACAAAAGACAAACATACAAAAGACAATAAAGACAATATTAATAACCCCCCTAAATCCCCCCGGGCGGTTTTGTTCGATGCGTTAGCTGTTCAGTTGCCTGACTGGCTTTCTGCAGAAATCTGGTCGTCATGGGTGGCATATCGTCGCGACCTGAAAAAGCCGATCAAGTCTCAGCAGACGGTCACCCAGGCTATCAACCTGCTGGACCGCTGCAGACTGAACGGTTACTCGCCCGAAGAAATTATCAACCGCAGCATCGCCAATGGCTGGCAAGGCCTGTTTGAGCCAAATGGTGCCAAGCCTCAACCAAGTCAACAGGTGCGAGTTGCCGAAAATTTCTCAGGGAAGGATTACGGGCAGACTGAAATCCCATCATGGGCGAGGGACTGATCATGGAACTGGAAGAAAAAATCACTGCCATTGAGCGGATGCTTGATCAGCTGAGTAAGCCACCGGAAGACATCCCGAATTGCGAGGTGGTTATCGAGCGCGTCTGTTGCGAAAAGCATGGCGAGTATGAGCAGCGCAAGCGGATCCTGACCAGCAGCATCATCAATCTGCCATCACCGCCGACACGCTGCCCGGGCTGCCTGGAAGACGAACTGAATTTTCTGAAGGATGAAAAGGTTCGCTGGGATAAGCGAGTTCGCCAGCAAACTGCAGAAAGGCTGCTTCGCCAGCTGGACATACCAGAGCGATTCTCCACGTGCACTCTGGACAGCTACAAGCCTGCTGGGAAGGATTCTGAGCGAGCATTACTGGTCTGCCAGGCCTACGCATCGAAATGGACTGATCGCCTCCAGCAGGGCGGTGGGTTGGTTATGTGTGGCAAGCCTGGTACCGGTAAAAACCACCTTGCGCTGGCTATTGCCCGCCATGTGATTGAGCACCACCAAAGCTCAGTCATTTTCACGACGGCGCTGAAGATTGCCCGGGAGTTTAAATCGACCTGGTCAAAAACAGCCACGCGCACTGAGGATGAGGTGATCCGCTACTTCACGAAGCCAGACCTTCTGATTGTCGATGAGGTTGGTGTGCAGTTTGGCAGCGAAGCCGAGAAGATGATCATGTTTGAAATCATCAACACCCGTTACGAAAAGCTGAAGCCCACGATCCTGATCAGCAACCTCCCGAAGGATGAGCTGACGCAGTTTATCGGTGAGCGCGTCATCGACCGCATGAACGACGGCGGCGGCTGCACGATTTCGTTTACCTGGGACAGCTATCGGGAGAACCGGTCATGACTGGAAAAGACGCAATTCTGAACTACCTGAAAACGCATAAAACCTGCAGTTCTCCAGATGTCGCCGCGGCTTCAGGAATGACGCATACCTGCATCAACCAGGCTGCAAATATCCTGGCAAAACAGGGCGTGCTGGTAGCTGAAGCTCGGGTGTGGCGGACGGTTTACTACCGGCTGGCCACGGAAGAAGAAATTTCAGGCAGGAAGAGCACCAATCAGATTTTCAACGAGTGTCGGCAAAGCCCGGCGATGAAGCGGGTACTGGCTGTTTACGGGAGAGCATCAGCATGACTATCACATTACAGGCTGTAAACGAGCTCATCGCCTCCCTGGATAGCGCAGGTGAGATGTCGATCAGAGAGCAGAAGTTCCTGAAGCTGGCGAAAGAGTTTCGCATTTGCAGCGCTTCACTGGATGCCGCCATAAAAACCGGGAATATGCTGGCAGACCAAAATGCTCAGCTGGCTGCGGAGAATGTGGAAATCAAGGCAATGAACGATTGTCTATCTGAGGAATTGCGTGGTTATGAGTCTGATGGCGTATTTGAGGGACCGAAGATGCATCTGCTGTGGTGGCAGGTCGAAACCCCCGCTACCGACGCTTACCTGGCCCGGGTTAAGGCTGATGGGGTGGAGGAGTTCGTATCCAATACCACGCATAAGGTTTTCGATGAAAGCGACGCAGTGTCAGCGTTGGCTTACCTTTCCCTGGCTAATGCCTATGTGAAGCAGCTGCGCGAGGCCTCCAAATGAACCCTTTGAAATTTCATCAGGTAGAGGATGTCGTCAACGCCGTTACGACGGACTGGTCAATTCGTGGCCCGTTCCATGAAGACGATGGTAAATATTACGCCCTGCTGCACGGTGAATGGGTAGGCGGTGGATATCTGAATAAGCGCAAGGCATTGGATGCCATCTATGCGGCGCTGCGCGAGGGGGCCAAATGATAGCGATTACCAATGCAGAGCGTAAAAATAACGCCAATCGACTTCATGAGCTTCAGCGCCATTACGACATCCTTCATCACAAGAGGAGGGTCTTATGGCTAAGAGAAACTCCGTGTATGTGGAGTGATGGGTCTGCAGTTCCTGAGTATTTCCGCATTAACCTCCTTAATTCGTCGCTAAGAGTCATCAAAGAAGGGATGAGCTGTAATTCGGTAGATTTAAATGACTCGAATTACCTTGCAGTTCTTGATGATTTCAATAGCTGCATCCAAGGGTCTGACAAATGACAACTGATATCACCGAACTGGCGCAGCGTATGAAGGCGGCAGCAGAGAAGGCTACCCCGGGGCGCTGGGAATACTACCCGGGAAACACCAGCATTGAATATAACGTTGACTCGATGGATGAAGTTCGGGGTTCAATCGTTTATGTCGATAGTGGAGACTTCACCCAGGCTCAGACAGACCGGAATGGAGAATTCATCGCTCTGGCTAACCCTGTCAACATCCTCGCGCTGGTAGAGGCGCTGGAGAAGGCGCAGGCGAAATCCGTTGAACGTGGACATAGCTCATGTGACCTATTTGGGGAGGTTATTAGCCTGAGAGAACGCATCGCCGAGATGGAACCTATCCGCGCAGCAGCCGAGAAACTGGTCCGCTGCAAAGGTCGCTATCACAGCGAGCAGAACTACCGCGCACTGGCGGCTTTGTTTGGCGTGAATACTCAAGACCTGCCGCCGCTGGATGGGGAGTCCCGCACCGTCACCCCTGTGACTTATTCCGAGAGTGCCGACGCTGACCACTGCCGCAAATGGGCCTGGGAGCAGGTTAAAGGCGAGGTATCAACGGAAGATTGGACCACTGGCGATAGCATCACCTATTTCGGTTTCTTCTGCTGGGGATGGGATATGCGCCGTCAGTACAACGAGCAGCGGCCCGTCACCGTGAAGCTGCCGACGACCATGTATACGGAGTTCGAGGGCGACGATTTCTGTCGCGAAGTGGCGGTGCTCGATAGGCAGTTGGTCATTGACTGTCTGGCCGACGCTGGAATCAAGGTGGATAAATAACCATGAAAAATAATACGTTAAAGCGTGAGCGAAAATCTTTCGAAAAATGGTATTCATCCCGGTCGTTACCGGAATCCGACAAAGAGCAGCAATTTAAGGGCTGGTGCGACGCCGCTGGCATCAAGTGGGAGGCTGAGTGATGTTGACGCTAAAACACTTTATGGACCGCCCAACCTGGGCGGCTGCAGCCGGGTATCAGTTTAATTACTTTGACTGCATGGCCCACACGGCAAATCTATACGGCAATGTGTTTGCAGTTCTACGGGATGTATGTGTTGGTTTTCCAGATACTGAGGTTAGAGAGCTTCCCGGCGTGATTATTGTGCTGATTGCCGCCATCGCTGGAATCATTGTCTGGCCGCTTATCTTTTGGGTTGTCGCAATTCAGGTATGGCTGAAGTGCCGAAGAATGCGCCGGCGTTATCATTTTGGCGACGATATGACGGATGTCGCGAAGAATAATCTCGCGGTGTGGATGCGGAACTGCGATAGAAAATGGGGAGCCAACCAATGACCAGCAAATTAACCAGAGAAGAGAATGTTCAGGCTGTCTTTGATTTAAAAGCCGGCTACACATTGGGGCTCGCCGATGTAGAGATTCTCAAGCGAGTAGCCCGCATGGCGCTGGCCGCAATGGACAGCGAGCCTAACCGTAATCCTGTGCTGGCGTATGCCGATAGTTATCGTGATATGGAGAAGCAAGGCGTCGAGTCAGTCCCTATATGGAGCGTTATTACCGACCTGGAGCGAAACATAGCTCCGCTCTATCGCCACGCGCAGCCAGCGCCGGACGATTACTTCGGATCGCTTGTCTCCGCTGCACGCTTACGGGCGGATAAAGCAATGCGCAAATACCCGCAACCAAACTACGTGCTGAACAAAGTCGCAGAAGAAAGCGGTGAAGTTATCAAAGCGGTAATTCATTACCACGAAGGGCGCGAAGAGTGGGCGAGCGTCGAAGCCGAGCTCATTGATAATCTGGCTATGTTGATTCGCCTGGTTGTTGAAGGGGATCAGGTTATCGGGTTCACTCCCCCTGAAGTCTGCCGCGCCGCCATGCTCCAGGCTGGTACCCTCACCAATGAGGATACCAGGCAAGTGGACGAATTGACGATGTGGATTAAGCGATTAGTCCGCTCGCTGAAAAACACTAATCCTGACAGTAAGTTGCCACGCGAAGCGATGGGCTACTTGACAGCTGAGGGGCTAATCAGTGTGGGGGATATATTGAGATGATTCCGGATAAAGACCTTACCGACGACATGCTGGATGAAATTATCGCTGGCGCCAAAACATCGATGGAGCAGTATCTTGCTCTGTCGCTAAAAGCTGAGCGTGCCGCTGGCAACTCTCCGGTAATTCCAAGGGAGGATGGTTACGTGATGGTGCCGATCGACCTGCTTTCAGATCTTCGCGATTGGGCTCATCCTGAAATCGAAAAGTATTGCGAGATGTGGAAGGGGCGTAGAGATAGCGAATTCCCGGCACTGAGAAAAGTCATCGCTGACGCTGATGCGATGCTCGCAGCCGCCACGCAACCACAAAACGAACCACAAAATATTCCTGAAATTATTCCGGGGTGGATTCCGGTAAGCGAGCAGATGCCACCAAGTCGTCATGAGGTTTTGGTCGGTTATTGGTGGGGAGAGAAGCCGCGGTGGTGTTGCAAATGGGCAACGTATATCCCTGGCCACCCTGATGCGCAGAGTAGCGGCTGGTTGATCCCTGGCGCGTCATGGACGCCAACCCACTGGATGCCGCTGCCAGCTGCCCCGCAGGAGGTGAAAGGTGAGTGACGTAAAATCCAAAATCATGCAGGTGTTGATCGAGGGAGCAGCACAGCAGGAGAAATGGGCGCACGGGCATTATCCCTATCGCATGGCTACCTGGAATATCCGCTGCGCAATGGAGCGCAAGTTCCCCGGGGTGGAATGGAAAAGCGCCGACCTGCGCAAAGAGCTCATCGAGCTGGCGAAAGAGGGGCAGGTATCAAAATGCCCCCACGAGAGCCGCATTGGTCAGGCTGTCTGGCGTCTGGAGGTGAAGTGATGCTGAAGCTAAATCTGGCTCTAAACATCATTGGCGCCCTGTTGATTGCCTCTTCTGACCAGAACGTAAACGATGCTGGAGGTTTAATTTTCGGGATTATGGTCATTCTGGTTGCGGCAATAATCATCGTTTCTGAAGCTTACAGACGCATGAATGCTGTGACGTATAAGATTCGTGTAAAAGCGGAAGGATATTGATGCCTAAATCCCCCGCAGCACGCAAAGCCTCCAGTTGAAATCAAACCCCTCTCCGGAGGGGTTTTTCTCGTATATGCTCATTTTGCTTTTATCCCCGGGAAGGGCGATAATTACCTGGTCAGTCTGGACAACTGACAACTTTACCCCGGCGCCAAGTGGGGACACATGGCGCAAACACTGCAATTTGAGAAGAGTTATCAAAACGTACTGATTCCCGCAGAGCCGGGAACCAGCGAATACCTGCAACTTCTCCCCGTAGGGCAACTGCTTTGCGGTGAGTTCCGCAAGCCCCGGAATTACGCATTCCACAAAAAGTTCTTCAAGCTTCTTACTCTCGGGTATCACTACTGGACGCCTTCCGGTGGCCTCATTGAGCCCGCTGAGCGCACCCTCATATCCGGGTTTATCGACTTCCTTTCATCCGACCTCGATCAGCGCGCTGCGCTCCAGAACGCCTCCGAGATGTATCTCTCATCGGTCGGTATTTCTCGCTCCCGAGATATGGCCCTTCTGAAACACTTCGAATCCTTCCGCGAGTGGGCAACCATTCAGGCTGGCTTTTACGACGAATACCAGATGCCTGACGGTAGCCGTCGTCGTGTCGCAAAGTCGATCTCCTTCGCCAGAATGGACGACAGCCAGTTCAACGGCGTCTACAAATCAGTGCTGAATGTGCTCTGGAACTACATTCTGCGTCGCAAATTCCAATCGCCGGCTGAGGCTGAAAATGCCGCCAGTCAGCTGCTGAGCTTTGCGGGGTGATGCCGATGAAACACTCATGGTTTCAGCATCCCGAATGCACTGCGGAGCAGGCAGAACAGTTGGTGTCCAGATATCAGGCGCGTGGCATCGTCACCGAGAAAAGCCTTAACCCGGATTATCTGAGCTGGACGGTCAGCGCCAGGCTTCCGGTTTGTGCTCGACCGGAGTATACGCCGCGATCACTTCGTCAACGGATTTGGGGGTAAGCATGGCTAATCTTCGCAAAGCGGCGCGCGGCCGCGAATGTCAGGTTCGTATCCCGGGCGTCTGCAACGGTAACCCTGAAACCACGGTATTGGCCCATATCCGCATTGCTGGATTGTGCGGGACCGGGATTAAGCCGCCTGATCTGATCGCCGCTATCGCCTGTTCATCCTGTCACGATGAAATAGACCGCCGCACGCGCCTGGTAGATGCGGAGTATGCGAAAGAGTGCGCACTGGAGGGAATGGCCCGAACGCAGGTTATCTGGATGAAAGAGGGGCTGATAAAAGCATGAACCAATATCGAATTTCATTACCCTGGCCACCAAGCAACAACCGCTACTACCGGCATAACCGGGGGCGCACACACATCAGCGCGGAAGGGCAGGCATACCGCGACAGTGTCGCCAGAATCATCAAAGACTTGATGCTGGATATCGGCCTGTCCACACCAGTGAAAATCCGTATTGAGTGCCATATGCCAGATCGCCGCCGCCGGGATCTGGACAACCTGCAAAAGGCCGCATTCGACGCGCTGACGAAATCGGGGTTCTGGCTCGATGACCAGCAGGTTGACTACTACAGCGTGAAGAGAATGCCTGTCGTCAAAGGTGGGCGACTTGAGCTGACCATTACCGAAATGGAGACCGCATGAGCCGTGACGTTATCGAATGCATCCGCGACCGCTGGCAAAAGCTCCGCCTCTGCCGACACCGCGGAACGGTGATGACCGACTATCGCATTTTACGGAATTACGTTCGCATCTATCAGACCCTGGGAGAGACAGCATGAACCTCGAATCTATCGCTAAATACTTCGCGCCTAAATCACCAATGCTGAGCGACTCCCCACGAGCTACAGCATCTGATGCTCTTACCGGAACAGACATTATGGCCGCCCTTGGCCTGGTTAATGCTAAGTGCGGTTTCGGCTTCGATCTCTACCTGGCGAAGATCGGAGTAAGCGCACCTGACCGAGCAATGGAGCTCCTCTATGAATCAGCAGAGAGACTATCAAAACGCTTTAACGTTGTTTCAGACCTCAGCGGCGATCGTCGCAAAAGAGTTATCGAAATTTTATGCACTTTTGCATACCAGGATTACTCGCGCAGTGCAGCCAGTACGCGGGTGTGTGAATGCTGTAGCGGCTCCGGGTTTGTGGAGTCTCAGGTATTTACGAATAAAATCACATACCCATGGGGTAAGGCACCATACTGGGCGAAGATGTCCCGCGCTGTTCGCCCGAGCGACTGGGAGAGCTGGAACAGCGTACGTGAAACGGTCAAGGTTAAATGCGCTCCCTGTAACGGAAAGGGTGTTGTCAGCAATTCGTGCCGCTGTCATGGGAAGGGTAAGGTGCTGGATAAACTGGAAAGCGAGCGCCAGGGCGTCCCGGTGATGAAGGCGTGCGATCGCTGCGGTGGTCGCGGGTATGCAAGACTGAAATTTTCTACTGTCCTGGAAGGCGTGAGAACCGTCGCTGATATCAAAAAGACCTCGGCTTATGAGCAACTTCAGCCTTTCTTCGAAGCACTGGTAGCGGAATGTCACAAACATGAGGCTTACGCTGATGTTGTTCTATCAAAAGTCACAAAATGAGAAATATTTCCCAGTAAATGTAATTTTGTAGAATAAAACAGTTGCAATGTTCGGAAAAACTGGCTAGATTTCTCTCTAACGCTGGGAATCCGTTCAGTCGTTTCGAAGCGAAAAAATTCAAAGCCCGAGGTTAACGCCTTGGGCTTTTTTATGCCTGTAATCCGGTCAGGGTTCTTGGGTGGAGACGTGCTGCACGACACGTTAAAGCCCATACGCGAGAGCCCTGAACCAGATTGGAAGATGCCGCTCAGTGGTGGGCGAACCGGTTTGAACCCGGTGGTGCTGGTGACGGTAGGGGTTCGACTCCTCCATCTTCCGCCACATCCCTCTACCTTGGGACCCTTACGGCTACCGCGCCGTCATTTTTACCCTTGGTATTTCTTCCCGCCTTGAGCGGGTTTTTTATTATCAGGTCCCGCAGGAATCATCCTTGACGCTTTGTTGATAAATCCAGCCTGACGGGCCTGACCCTTTTCTTACATACAGCACCCGCAATCAACGCGAGGTGAGAGCATGCAACGCATGGATAAAATCAGAGAATGGCTCAGTTATTGGGTTGGAGGCTTAACAACCATGGGTGGCGTTCTTTCCCTGAACGACTGGGCAATCATCATCGGTATCGTCTGCACTATCGGAACCTTCGGCGTGAACTGGTACTACAAGCGCAAAGAGCGCGAGGACAGATTAAATGGCAATGTCACCGGCGCTCAGAAATAGCATTATCGGTGCTCTGGGTACGGGCGCCATCGGTATCGCTACTGTCATGGTATCCGGCAAAACGGGGCTTGAGGGCCGCGAGTACGTCGCCTATCGCGACATCGTCGGTGTTGTAACGGTCTGCGATGGCCACACGGGATCGGATATTGTCTGGGGTAAGCGGTACACGGATAAAGAGTGCGACGCGCTAACCCGGCGCGATATACAGCGCATAGCCTCGCAGGTAGATCCGCATATCAAAGTTCCGACCACAGAAACCCAGCTCGCAGCCATTTACTCATTTGCCTATAACGTCGGCGCCACTGCAACCATTAACTCCACGCTGCTGAAAAAGTTGAATGCCCGTGACTATGGCGGTGCCTGTACAGAGTTAAAGCGCTGGGTATATGCCGGCGGTCAGAAGTGGAAAGGGCTGATTAATCGGCGTGATGTTGAGTATCAGGTGTGCACCTGGAGCCAGAGATGAACATGATTTGTTTCGTTATAGCAGCTCTTCTTGCCTTCAATGGCAATGATGCGTGGCCGTGGTTTCTGGCTGTCGGAGTAATCACGTCATGAGCCGCCTAACCGCCATTATCAGCGCAGTGGTTATCTTGCTGCTTTGCTGTATTTTCTCATGGCGCTCCGGCTGGAGCTCTCACGCTGACCATATCAACGCCCAGGCAGCGAAAAAGAAAGAGAAAGCCGAGAAAGCCATTCAGCCGGTAGAGCAAAAGGCCGCTGCCGCCTCAGAAGAGGGCAAGGTCATCTACCGAACCATAACCCGCGACGTGGTGAAATATGTCCAGTCTCCGAATCGTACTGTGTGCCGGTTTGACGATGATGCTGTGCAGCTGCGCCAGCGAGCTATCGACGCCGCCAACGCCATCCCCGGATTTGATGAGCCCACCGTGCAAAGCAAGTGACGCAGGGAAGGATACCGATGAAGACCTGCAGTCGGATGTCGAAACCGCTCAATGTCTGCGGCAACTGCGGTTAGATAAATACCGCTGGCAGGCCTACTACCGGGCAATCAGCCAGTAGCAGGACTACATCCGTACACAGTGCCTGAAGTAAGTAGCCTCGCAATAGTGGGGATTTTTAATGCGCATCGTACGCGCAATTCATCGAGAGTCTTTCAGTCGTGAGCCTGAGGAGCGCCGTTAAAGGTGGCGACCTCTCTCGGGCGGCGTTCCTGTACGACAGGCTCACCCCTAAAAGGAAATACAATGGACAACTTAAAAACACCCGTAGCGAATGGCTGCGTGAGCGTTAAAACAGGCCCTTTGAGCGTAGCTTTAAAGGCGAGAATGCCTATCGGTTGTGATGTATTCGAAATCGTTCGAATTGTTGAAGCTGAAATGAACGGCCAGCCACTGAATGCTAAAACAGTTTATACATTTACCGAGGAGGTCAGAAAGAGAGTCGCTGATCTCATAGTCATTGAAATCGACGACCCAATCATTCCCAGCAACAATGAGGCGGACGATCATGCCGATGGCGACCTGAAAAGGACTCTGTATGAGGTTATTTTCCAAATGAAAGACGGTGGAATTGTTCGCGGCTATTCGGGTGAAGACGAGCCGAAGCCAAATGGTATGTTTTACCACTGCGCGGCGACTAAAGAGTTGAAAGGTCGCGTCATCGTTACTGCTGAAAATATCACGAGCTTCCGCTTTATTCCGCTCTAAGCAGACATTACAGAAGTCATTCTCCGAGTGGCTTCGATAATGTCAAGGCGAGGACCAAATTATGGCAAAGAAGGACTGGGACGCGCTACAGGCCCAGTTCCTCGCTGATCATGCCAATACCGGGATTTCCGCTAAAAACTGGTGTGTAGCGAAGGGACTAAACTACTCCAGTGCGAAAGCCTATATAAAGGCAACGAATTACAGTACGAATTCGCAAAAAAAAACCACGAATTCGCAAAAAGAAAAACCGCCAAAAGCCAGCTCGCAGAAGGGCTCGGTCAAAAATGACGAATCAGCAGGACCCGAAAAGTCACCAGATACGAAACCGATACGCGGATCGCGTACCGATCCTCCAACCAATCCATTTCAGGCCGGTAATCAGCAAGCGCTAAAGCACGGGGGTTATGCCCGTCGCCTTCTCCTGAAAGATGAGGTCATCGAGGATGCCTGGGCGTTACAGTTGGAAGATGAATTGTTCCGACTCCGGGCTAATAACCTGACAGCTGCCGAGAATATAGGCCGCTGGCTAACGCTGATGGAAGATGCTGAAAGCGATGAGGCGCGTGACAAATTGGCAGCACTCATGGTTGCTGCTGACAAAGCCATGATGCGTAACACAGTGCGCATTGAGTCCATCGTGGGTACGCTGGCTACGGTCAGTAAAATCTTTGCTGACACAGACTACCGCAAAGCCGCCACTGAGAAAGTATCACTGGAGGCTGATCGCCTGCGCCGTGATGCTGGCATTGATGATGGTAATGGAGAACGCGATCTCAATGACTTCTACTCTGACATCCAAACCGACGCTGAATCCGGTTCTGCGTAGCTTCTGGACGACGCAGGCGCGTAACAAAGTGCTTTATGGTGGGCGGTCATCGTCAAAATCGTGGGATGCCGCCGGAATTGCAATATTCCTGGCAAATAAATATACCCTCCGTTTCTGCTGCGCCCGTCAGATCCAGAACAAAATTGAGGAGTCGGTATATACCCTGCTCAAAATCCAGATTGACCGGTTTGGCCTGCGGCATCGTTTCCGTGTTCTGAACAACAAAATCATTAACCGGGTGACCGGTTCTGAGTTCGTGTTTTACGGCCTCTGGCGCAATATCGAAGAGATTAAGTCGCTGGAGGGGATTAGCGTGCTGTGGCTGGAAGAGGCCCACGCGTTGACGGAGTATCAGTGGAAGATACTGGAGCCTACCATCCGTAAAGAGGGCTCAGAGTGCTGGTTTATATTTAACCCCGGACTGGTGACTGATTTCGTGTGGCGTAACTTTGTGGTCGACCCGCCAGAAGATACGCTGATACGCAAAATCAACTACGATGAAAACCCCTTTTTGTCCGACACCATGCTGAAGGTTATCGAAGCCGCTAAGCGCCGGGATCCGGATGGGTTTAAGCACGTCTACGAAGGCGTGCCAGAGTCGGATGATGATGCGGCCATTATCAAGCTGTCATGGATTGAGGCGGCTGTTGATGCCCACAAAATCCTGAATTTCGAGCCAAGCGGGCGTAAGCGTATTGGCTTCGACGTTGCCGATAGCGGCGCCGATAAGTGCGCCAACGTCTACCGTCATGGTTCTGTTGTGTACTGGGCCGACGAATGGAAAGCAAAAGAGGACGAGTTGCTTAAGAGTTGCCAGCGTACTTATCAGGCAGCTCTGGAGCGTGATGCGGATATTGTTTACGACTCGATAGGTGTCGGCGCGTCAGCTGGTGCTAAGTTCTCAGAAATTAACGAGGACCGACGCAGTGAGAATATGTACTCCCGCAGAGTTAATTATCAACGATTCAATGCTGGCGCCGGCGTTAATGAGCCGGACTACGAATATATCGGCATCCCAAATAAAGATTTTTTTGCAAACCTGAAGGCGCAAGCCTGGTGGCTGGTAGCGGATCGCTTCCGTAATACCTTCAACGCGGTAAAGAACGGTGAGCAGTACCCGGTAGATGAGCTGATAAGCATCGACTCATCCTGTCCGCTGCTGGAAAAGCTCAAGCTGGAACTTACCACCCCGCACCGTGATTTTGACAAGAATGGTCGCGTAATGGTGGAGAGCAAGAAAGACCTCGCTAAGCGTGATGTTCCGTCACCGAACGTGGCTGATGCATTCATTATGGCATTCGCCCCGACTGATACGGCAATGGATATCTGGGAAGCCCTGGGAAGAGGTTAAACATCAGGAAATAGCCACCTCACGCCGAAAAATCCCTATTCACTTTTTGACCCTGTTTATGCACGTTTTATTCACGCACTTTCTGCTACTTATCCTGACGAAATAAGCCTTTGGCGGACATTTCATCATGGGAGGGATCCGGCTGGTGCGGGTAACAGTCATTATGTTAAATCGGGCCATTTTTTAACAAATTATCTGATCCGTCACGGGTATCGAAAAACCGGAGCATCATCACCATGGCGAAAAAAACGGGACGAGTCGCCACGGCGGATTCGTACGATAACTTTATGGCCCGCGTCGGCATGCAGCAGCCTAACCAGCACGCTGCATCGACATATCGGGCGAACTATACCAGCCGTAACCGGTTGCTGATTGAGTATGCGTACCGCTCCTCTTGGATTATTGGCGCCGCTGTCGATTCGAAAGCGGACGACATGACCAAAAAGGGCGTTCGCATTACCAGCGAGATTGACCCGAAACGTCGGGGAGTGCTGGAGTCACGCTTTGATGAGCTACAACTGTGGGACTGCATCAACGAGACGTTGAAATGGTCCCGGCTATATGGCGGGGCTGTTGCACTGATCCTTATTGAAGGGCAGGCACCGTTAACGCCTTTGATGTTGGATAAGGTCGGCAAGGGAAGTTTCAAAGGGCTGGCCGTCCTCGACCGCTGGATGATTAATCCGCAACTGACCAGGCGCATAAAAGCGCTTGGGCCCAACCTCGGCAAGCCAGAGTTCTACGATATTGTGACGACGGCGCAGGGGCTGCCTGCCTGGACAGTTCATCACAGTCGCCTGATCCGCATGGATGGCGTGAAACTGCCGTACCAGCAGAAAATCACCGAAAACGAATGGGGTATGTCCATTGTTGAGCGTATTTTCGACCGTCTGACATCCTACGACAGCACCAGTGTTGGCGCAGCCCAGCTCGCGTATAAGGCGCATCTTCGTACAGTTAAGATTAAAAAGTTACGTGAAATTATCGCTTTGGGCGGCAAGCCATTCGAAGCGCTGATCAAAAACATGGAAATGGTCCGCCAGTTCCAGACGAATGAGGGGATGTCCCTCTTTGATTTGGAGGATGAATTTGAAACTCATTCTTATTCTTTCGCGGGCCTCTCTGATCTCCTGGGGGAGTTTAAAGAGGATATCGCGGGTGCTGTTGGTATCCCTCTTGTTCGCTTGTTCCGACAGTCACCAAAGGGGTTTTCAACCGGCGATGCTGATTTGGCGAACTACTACGATGACGTGGGGACGCTGCAGGAGCGAGATTTACGGCCTCACATCCGCTTGCTATTCGATGTACTGCATCGCTCGGAGTTTGGTGAGCCGCTGCCGGACGATTTCACTTTCGAGTTTAATCCGCTGTGGCAGATGAGTGACACCGACCGATCCACGGTGGCGACCAATACCGCCAATGCCCTGGCAACGGCTGTGCGTGATTTGGGCATGTCTCCAGCAGCTGCGCTGACTGACCTACGCGAACTGGCCGATGTAACAGGCATCGGTGCATCAATTACTGACGAGGATATCCAGAATGCGGCGAAACAGTGGGAGGAGACTGAATCTGAAACCCAACCTCCGCCGCCGGTCGGAGCGGCAGTATCAGAAAAGCCTACTGGCGATAGTCGACCAGATAAATCAAATCGTAACGGGTTCATACGATGGTTCACAGGCAAGCGCTGAGAGCATTGCTAAATCTCTGGTTGACTACTCCGGGGTGATCGACGACTGGGCCGAAATGGTCGGACGAAAGATGTTTGCCCAGGTGGAGCAGGAAGAGTGGAATCAGTGGCGGTCTGTCTCGGAAGAAATTTCCGCTGTTCTGCGTGACGTGAGTGGTAACACTCCTGTCGGCATGGTCGCACAGGACATCGTGTACCGGCAGATTCGCTACATGAAGTCTCTGCCATTAGAGGCTGCTGGCAGGGTCAGGGAAATCCAGGAGCGTGCGATACAGGCTGTTATCAATGGTGAGCGTCCGGATCAGTTGTACGAGATGATCATGCAGTCCGGAGATGTCGCAGCCAGCAGGGCGCGGATGATAGCCCGTACGGAGATTGGCCGTGCAACCGGAGCATTGACGCAGGCGCGAGCGCTGGCCGTTGGCTCTGAGGGCTACTGGTGGCGTATTGAAGGTGCTGGCACCCGGCCGTCACATCGCAAGATGAAAGATAAGTTTGTGCGCTGGGATAACCCGCCGACGCTCGATGGCATGACCGGCCACGCAGGGTGTTTGCCTAACTGCAAATGCTGGTCAGAAGTCCAGATCCCCGAACCAACAAAATAACGAGTCGCCAATGAGCGGCTTTTTATTGCCCGCAATTCAGCAGGTAAATCATGAAATATTTCTTCAAAACCCGCCTGGGGAATACGCGATTCCAGCTCGCTGATGGGTCGGTGCTATTCAAAGATGTGCCGATCGGTCGCACTGGCGAGCAGGTCTATGGCGCCGAAGAATTGCCAGACATTATCCCTGATGATTCAGGGTTGATAGTCGTGTGTAGAACGCCTGAAGAGGTGTTTAGCGAGCACACGATTGCATCGTTTGAAGGAATGGCTGTCACCATCGGCCATCCGAAAGATTTTAACGGCAACATTATTTTCGTTACGCCGCAGAACTGGCGGCTGCTGGCGAATGGCCATATTCAGAACGTCAGGCAAGGAGGTGGCGACAATGCCGATCTTCTGCTGGCTGATGTTATCGCCAAAACCCCTGAAGCTATTCAGGCGGTAGAGGATGGTGACGACGAGGTGAGCTGCGGATATGACGCAGATTACCGACAAATCTCGCCGGGTATCGCGGAGCAGTACGCAATAACCGGTAATCATCTGGCCCTTGTCCCTAATGGGCGGGCTGGTTCTCGCTGCGCACTTGGAGATAGCATGCCAAACAAAGCCAAAAACTGGTGGGAGCGCCTTGTGCGCGCTCGTAAAACCAATGACGCCGCCGAAATGGCGAACCTGATTGATAATCCGCCGGAGAGTGTTACGGGTGATGATGACGTTTCATCCTCAGTAACACCTGGTGGCGTGGTAATCAATCTCTCACCACAAAGCCCTATGCCCGCGCCGACGTTGCCAGTTACCGGCGACGAAGACGAAGAGATTCCTGCATGGGGGAAAGCGCTGATCGAAGCAGTTGCCAAACTGACCCCGGCAGCGGCAACAGGTGATGAAGATGAAGAAGAGAAGGACGAGAAAGAGGGCGCCGTTACTGGTGACGCCGCTTATCGTGCCGATCTGATTCAGCCTGGTATCCAGTTACCATCTTCGGTAAAACCGACCGCGTTCAAGCGCTCTGTGCTGGCAACCGCTGATCAGGTGATGGTGCGCTCTATTGTGGGCGATGCTGATATCACTAAACTGAAAAAAGCCACCGTGGATATGGCCTTTACGGCTGTCTCTGAACTGGCGAAAAACCGCAATACCGCAGCCAAAACCACTGACGGTTTCCGCTCTATCAACTCCAACACCACCAAAACCATCGCGGAGATTAACGCCGCCGCGAAGGAACTCTGGGCTAAACACTAACGGGGCATTCAATGGATAACACGTTTCTTTACCGGATGCCTGCAGGCATCGCCGGCGCAATCTCTCGTCCGCAGGATCTGACGGTTGAACCTCAGACGCTGGACAGCACAAAGGCATTCGCCGCGTACGGTCTTGCCGGGAAGTTTTCGGCAGGTAAGTTTGTGCCGATTGAGGCGGCTGATACGGCTTCTGTTGTGGTGGGTATCTATGTTCGTCCTTACCCAACTACAAATCAGCCCGACAAGGTGCGCCAGATCGGAAGTGGCTACAACTTCGCGGGCGACTGCATGAAGCGTGGTTATGTCACGGTCAACCTCGGTGCTGATGCCAGTGCTGTAACGCTTGGCGGGGCTGTTTTTATGCGCGTGGCTACACCGACAGCATCAAGTCCGCTGGGCGCATTCCTGGCCGCCGCTGACAGCACGAATACCGTGCAGATCACCAACGCTTACTTCAATGGCCCTGGCGACACGAACGGCAACATTGAACTGGCCTTTAATATTTAAGGAAATCGCAAATGCCAATGACATTTGACCAGGCAACAGTCGACAGTTCTGGTGCCTTTCTCATCGGAGAACTGGAGCGCCTCGACCAGACGCTGAATCTGCCGCTGACCTCGCAGACGTGGAGTCGCGATATTCAGTTGCGTGAAGACGTGTCTATCGCTGACGAAATCAGTTCTTTCACCAACACCACCTTTGCTGCGGCTGGCACGCCTAATGCCAACGGCAAGAACTGGATCAGCCCGCTGGCAACAGCAATTGCCGGTATCAATGTTGATATCGAGAAGAAAGGCTTCCCGCTCGAATTGTGGGGCATGGAGCTTGGCTGGACCATTATTGAGCTTAATGCTGCAGCGCAGGTAGGTCGCCCCATCGACACCCAGAAATACGATGGTATGCAGCTTAAGTGGAAGTGTGATTATCATTCGAATTCAATCGGATACCTTTCAAATCATCCGGCAAATCCCCGCCAATAGCGCCGCATAGACGCCCGAAAGGGTTCGTTTAAGTTCGGTTGTTTGCGCAGTTAATCGGTGCGGCGTGGACTAAATCAAGAACCAGAAAAGCACAACGTCACGCACGGGAATCAACTATGAGTAGTAAGCCCCTAACCCATACAGAAGTGAAAAACGCCAAACCACAAAAAAAGGATTACAGCTTATATGACGGGTTCGGCTTGTTGCTGTACGTTTCAGCCGCCGGCGGTAAGTCCTGGCGTTTCAGGTATTCGCACCCGCTAACAGGGAAAAGACAGACGCTAACCATTGGCCGATACCCTGAATTTAGCCTTGCCGAAGCCAGAGAAGAAAGAGATAAAGCCCGGCGTCTGGTTGCCCGTGGCGTTGACCCTGTAGAGGTCAGAAGGGAAGAAAAGGCGTTAAAACAGAAGGAGCACGGGGAGAAGTTCTCCGTACTGGCCGCTGCATGGCTGGCAAAAAAAGAAAGCGACGGTTTACGGGAACGGTCACTTATATACACCAGAAAGGGAATCGACCATCTGAATAGCATTATCGGGGGCATCAGCGTACATAAAATTACTGCATCTCATACACTCGCAGAGCTTGAGAAATTCTCCAAACATCCGGCCCTGAGACTGAAATTATGCAGCTATGCAAATGGGGTAATGGATTTTGCAGTTAACGCCGGAATAATCGCTTACAACCCATTGCTGCGAATTGCTAAAGCGCTGCCGACAGTAAAGGTTACGCCACTACCAGCTTTTTCCCCTGCGTTGTTCCCTGAATTCCTCAATATCTGGGGGGCGAGTATATGCGGAGAACCGACGAAACAGGCGCTAATCTTCCAGATCCTTACCATGACCAGACCCGCAGAATCCTACGGAGCGAGGTGGGAAGAAATCGACACAGACAACGCGCTATGGAATATCCCTGCCGAACGCATGAAAGCCAAGAGGCCGCATACAGTTACGCTATCACGGCAAGCTATGGATATTCTTGAAACTATGAAAGCATGGCGGCGCGGTGATTATGTGTTTCCCTCGTTGAGGCGCCAGAATGAGGCAATCAGCCGCTACAACGTGACAAAGATAATCAGTCGCTCGAAGTTTAAGGGGCTTATTGTCCCGCATGGCTTCCGCTCTCTGGCTTCTACTGTGCTGAACGAAGAAGGATTTAACCCGGACATCATAGAGGCTGCATTAGCGCACAAAAGTGGTGACGCCATTCGCAATATCTACAACCGTTCAACATATATCGAAAAGAGGCGCATTCTTTTGCAATGGTGGGGCGATTACGTAGAAGCTGCCGGGAAAGGTGAAATACTGGAAACGAAGGGTGATAAGGGATTAAGGCTGGTTGGATAGCGCTTCCTGAATATCTATTTATGGCTGGATTATTCCGGCCTTTTTTATGTCTGTCATACGCCGGAATGTATCTTTTTTATCCAAATTTGTTATAATCATATCGAATATATGCGGAGGTTTTTATGTCTGTATCGAGCAGTGAAATTTTGCTTAAAGTCGAGGTTAAAGCCCGGCTGCGTTATCGCTCTGATTCATCGTTTTATGAGTTTTTGAAGAATGAGGAGAACGGCTTTCCAATGCCCTTTAAAGTTGGTGGCCGCAACTTCTGGTATCGTGATGAGGTGGAGGCGTGGATCGGAAGACAGAGCGAAAAGCGCGGAATCTGTAGTGAGTGAGATCCAGAGCGATAGACAAGGCTTGTTACCGGAAGGGGCAGGCCTTTTTTATTGTCTGTTTCCGGCAACGGTAACTTACACAGGCCAGCCAGAGAAAGGCATCAAATCGGGCAATAGTGAAATGTTTATAGAAAAACGCTCAAAGGTGTTCATAGTGTTCATATTTTAAATATTACCATTAATAATCATATAGATAGACTATGAACACCTTTATATAAGGTATTCATAGGGTATTCATAGTGTTCATAGGTTGGCGGTTGTTGCTATCGCTGGTGGTTAGGCAAACCTCTTTAAGAGGTGAGCCTCTGCACAACTCATTAAGGGTTACGCAAAACAAGCCCTGTTTAAGAGGGTCAGTTATCTACATAATTTTTGCAGGTCAGCGTTTGTGCGGGACTCAAAGACCAGCGCAACACAAACCCGAAATCATCGGGGCAGTTCAAAGCATTACGGGGAGCAACCCTGTTCACAGAGATAAAGACCTTAGTTCTGCTCTGGATTCGCCCACCAACGGTGGATCAACAAAGTAGTGCGATATTTTAAGACCTTTCACTGGCTGGCTTCTCCATCGATGGTGGGAAAGGGCTTTACCTCATTTTGAGGAAAAGACCGCCTTAAGTTACCGATGGCGCGAGCTGTGAAAATGGCTTTCTATCGACTTGGTTTCGACCACAATTTAAGATGCTTACAATCTCGGCTTAAACGGACATTAGGATGATGAAAAAACAAACTAAAGCCATTGTGAAATTGGCTGTCTTTCTCCCGCTCGTGCTCCCTCTGGCCTCCTGTACCGCTGGGAAGATAGATCCATCGAAAGCGTTAACTCAGATGCATATTGTTAAAAGCGATGATTATAAAAAGCGTCCGGGCTGGGATGCTGTAGTGCGTCTGGGTATAAATGATTGTGAGACGTATAAAAGTGGCGGCGGTAGTTTCTTTCAGTGGGACGGACTGACGTGCGATGATAAAAGCATAATCCAGGCGGTTAATAGCAAACCGCAATCCATACCTTTATTCTACGCTGCTTATCATGAGTACGGGGGCTATGGTATTGGGGGTTTATCCAGTTTTGACAATAGCGACAGAACTGGTGAAGAGGCTGCGAATGTTATGGTTAACTTGGCCTCGACATTGAATAATCCATCAAAAGTTGAAGCCATCTACACAGACTATGAAAAAGAACGCTGGAGCATGGGACTGAATAAAGTCAACGAGAGCGATTTCAAAAATAGCTTGGCCGCTTTTGCTATGGAGCGGGATAAGCTTGTTTCCAATTATCAGAAAATGCATGATGAAAATCAGCGTCGTTATCAGGCAGAGCACGAATATCAGGCCAAGCGCGATCAGGAAGAACTCATAGCCTCAGAAAGGCCCATTAATCTTGTGCTATGGACTAACCCCACGCCGGAGCAGAAGATTATTCTCAACGCCCTAAATACGATAAAATTCACAATAAGAGGTAACAGGGTGACTTATGCAAATGGCCGGTGGTTCATGTCTGTAGATGGACTGGAGTCCTTAAGAAACAGCCTTGATATGAGTTTATCTTCATGCTCGGATGTTGGGGCGTATGCTGGTGAAAAGGTTATAAGCCGTGCGTGTGTTCAGGGTTTAGCAGGGAACATCGTCGAATGGGGTAAGACGGCAAAAGATACCTCCATCTCAGATAGGGCGTGGCGTGCAGCAGCAATCGATGGAAGCATTACTTACAACCCGATTAAGTACGAAATTCTCTTCGGTCATTGGGCTGGCATGGCGCGTGTCTATGCTTCTCGCGGGTACTGATTGAGCGATGGCACTTGGCGTAAGGGATTTCCCTTGCGCTGGGTGCTGTAGTGTGGTTATTATTATTTCGCACCTCACAAAACGGGTGCCGGGCGTGGAAACCCGAGCAAGCAAAAGGCGACAATAGACGCCCTCCGCGTCTTTTTTATTGTCGTAAAGTCAGCACACCTATATTCAGCGGCACAGATCCGCGCAGAATCAATGGTGGCGCTGGCAGGGCAGCTTTCGGGCTGGCCGGTTTCCTTTTGCGCCGGTATTTCCACCCCTGTCAGTGTCACCACCTATCATGAGCGTGGAAACTCTGGTGGTGACTCCTTAAAGCAAAAGGAGATCGGCACATGCCTACTATCCATACCCACACTCGGACAAAATTCACCTGGCTATTTCTGGCCACGCCAAAAAAACACGATTGCAGCCCGATTGTATTGCGCACACAGGCCGATAGCGAAGAAGCTGCGCGTAACACGTTCCCCGGATGGGATTTAGTCTTTGCCGCAAAAATCCGCACCGAAAGCCCATTTCAGGATTGTTGGACTGACTCCGACAGCGGAACCATCTGGCAGCTCACGTCCGACAAAATACCCCCATCATCGACTTTCTTGAGCGCCTCCATTTTTGATGGAACTATGCCTAAGGTTTCCTCCAGCACTCACGAAAAGAATGCTGATGAAAAACTGCAAATAATATGGACGCTGGCCGTTGCTGCCCGGTATTTGCGTGCAACTGAATGGTCGCATGAGATGCAGGTGGAAATGCTCGATCTTATCGAGGGAATGTGTTCTGGCGCTCAGGGGGTGGAAAATGTTTAATCTCCAGACCCTGACAGCCAAAGCCCGCGAATTGCGCGGTAATGTGGTTCAAGCGGTTAGCACCAAAGGCAGTCGCACAATGACGCCTGTATATGACCGTGATGAGCAGCGCAAGCTGCGTGAGCGCATCCAGCAGACGCAACCGGATTGGGTATTGCTCTGGTGGGATATTGCGACCGTAACCGGCTGGCGTACTAGTGACGTTTGCAACCTGCGTTACTCCTGCATCAATTGGGAGACGGGCACCGCTACGATCGTAGTTGCGAAGCAAACCAAAGCCGCCGAAGCGCGGGCAACCCGCAAAGGCATCGAAATCGTGCGCCAGCAGCGCAAGGACGCCGCGAGGCTTGCCGCTGACCATATCGCCTACATGAAGTGGGACAGCATCACCTGTGACGCTCTGGCGGCTGATATGAGCGATGAAGAACAGGCCATAGTGTTCGGGCTGGTGGCTAAAGCTGACGTGAAGCACGACACCAAACAGTTACCACCGGGCATCATAAAGCGGCTGCGTGAGCGTCAGGATCGTAATCTGGTTGAAGATGATTTGGTATTTTCTCGTTCTCAAATCGAAAGTAACCGTTGTCAACGTCTGGAAGGTAGCGTTACTCGCCAAACCATCTGGCGCAAACTTCATGGCGTCATGGCGTGGTTTACCCGTTTCATTAACGCTAAATTGCGCCTGAGCGCCTACTCAAGCCGAAAAATAGCAGCCTTTAATCTCATGTCTGCAGGTGGCGAACAGGGCTTATTGGTGGCGTCTGAAATGCTGGGCCATAGCAACCCGGCGATAACACGCACTTATCTGCAATTAGGCAGCAAAGCAGCCGCTATCCAGTCCCGTTTAGCAATGGAGGCCGGAAATGCGTAAAACCTTCCAGATTGACGGGTACGCAGTTAATAAGCGCGGTAACACCGTCGGCATTCACTACACCATGACTAGCACCAGTCCAGAAACAGCTAAATCGACTGCGCAACTACTGGCGAATAAAGGCGGTTATAAGCACGTTCGCATTACTCGTATTCAGGAGGTGGCAGCATGAGCCTGTATAACGATTTAGTTCGCCACGAATTCGGCAAAGGCGCCACCGTTGATGAGCTGGAAGGCATTCAGAACCGCATGGATGAGGCTGTGAGTGATTTGTTGCTCGGCATTAGTGCCATTGGAAGTCTGATGTTCTGGGCCACGGACAATAACAACTACACCGAGGAGACCGCAAAGGGAGACATGCGCAAAATAGGCGCAATGCTGGGTACGGTTGGTGAGGTGGTGCTGGCGCTTAACGATACCGTAGCGAATGCGGGTGTGTGTCGTTCTGACTGCGTCAAAGAATCAAAAATGAGGGCGGGCAAATGAATATAAACGCTATATACCGCCATCCTGCCGAACTTGAGGCCGAGGCGACGCTATCCCGTGTGCAGCCTTATCCGGAAGATTTTACTCTGGCAGAGCGTACCGCAGAACGTATGGCCCGCGCTCGTAATGGGTTAGTTCATGTAATGACCGATTTATCACCATACCTCGACGTTGAGCAAGCAGTCGTTGTGCATTGCTGGCTGGATAAAGTCCTTGCGATTGTCGACATAGCCAGAATTGATGCGGAGGCTAACTCATGAACAGAAAGCCGAATGAAAGAGATGTTTTTGAGGTTATCACTGATGTTGAGCGAGCGATTTGTTTCACCCGGCAGGGGTTGGCCGTTCTTGAACTATGGCTTGATAGCATGGGTATTGAAGACGATATCGAAGCTAACCGTATTGCAGCGGTTCACAGCCTTGTGCATGACTCCCTGACTTGCCTTAAAAAGGCTGCTGGCATCAAAGAGGAATAAAAAACATGCTGAAAATAAATTCTGGCTTAATTGCCAGCGGGAAAACTCAACCTGAAATCCTGCCCGGTGATAAATGGGAAGATAAAATCGGATTACCAATAATTATTGAAAGTTACCGATTCAACAGAGTGACATTTTATAGAGAGGGCTATAAATCGCCGTGTATTTATCCTGAACAACGATTCGTTAAAGAATTCCAGCCAGTGCGGGAGGTTAAGCCGTGAAAGATGATTTTATTAATGAGGTCAGGCATAAAGCCAACGGCTATTGGCCCTCAATCATGCAGCGCCTGAATATTCCCACAAACAGGAGTGAGGGTCCGTGTCCGGCGTGTGGCGGAAATACCCGCTACCGGTTCGACAATAAAGATAACCGGGGAACATATTTCTGTTCGCACTGTGGAGCCGGCACAGGGCTGGATCTGGTGATGAAGGTCAATCAGTGCGGTGCGAGAGAAGCGGCTGAGAAGGTAGCAGAGGCGATGGCGCTGCCTTTGCCGGAACCGAAGCCAGCCAGAGAGAGAACTCAAACGGATATCGCCGGGAAAGTGGCTGCAATGACCGCCAAAGCCTTGCCGGGACAATCTGCATATCTCACATCAAAGGGGCTTACATGCCCCTTCCCGTTGCTGCCTGATGGATCACTTGTGCTGGTGCTAAAAAACGCCGCAGGCGCAACGACAGGCGCACAGGTGATTAAACCTGACGGCTCTAAGCGGCTGGTGGCCGGAACGGTGAAGAAAGGTGCTTGCTATGTGGTCAACTCTATTGAATCGCCGGAAACGGTCATTATTGCCGAAGGGCTGGCAACGGCGCTATCCGTTCACCAGATGCACCCCGAAGCGCTGGCGGTGGTCGCAGTGGACGCCGGAAACCTGCTTTCGGTCGCACAGCTTATGCGCCAAAAGCACCCTAACGCGCGGATCATCATTGCCGCAGACAATGACCAGAGCGCCGAAAGTGACAGAAGCGGAGAAGTGAAAATTAACACAGGTAAGGAGTGCGCAGAGAAAGCCGCAAAAGCCGTTGCTGGCTGGGCCTCGCTGCCGCCTGTGGACTACAAAGCGGACTGGAACGACTACCACCAACAATACGGGCTGGAAGCCGCTACAGCAGCATTTAACGACTCGATGTACCAGCCGGAGGGAGAAAGCGTGGGCGCAAAACTAAAAGTAGTTGATGGTGGTAAAAAGTCCGGGCGCGGAGATATCAACCTTATTCAGATGGCTGACAATGAAAAGGCGCTGATGTTAGCGGATCGGTACGAGGGTATTGCCATTCACGCAGAGAGTGAGGCGGTTTATCTTTACCGCGAGGGGGTATGGGTTAAGGCTGCACCCCTAGAGTTAAGCCGTGAAATGGTGGCTATCTACAACGAAAACCATACTAATTTCAGCAAACGTTCTGTAAATAACGTCATAGAAGCGTTAAAGATAGTCATTCCGGTTATGGGGGAGCCACGCCGCAGCCTTATCCCGTTCAAAAATGGCGTGTACGACATGGAAACAGGAGCTTTTTCTGAGCATTCGTTAGACAACTGGCTCACAAACGATAACGGCGTGATCTATACGCAGCCGGAGCTTGGCGAAAACCTTCATGACCATGCGCCAAACTTTCATAAATGGCTAAGTTACACAGCAGGAAGAGACGCACTTAAGATGCAGCGTATCGCCGCTGGCCTGTTTATGGTTCTGGCAAACCGCTACGACTGGCAGCTTTTTCTTGAAATAACCGGCGAGGGCGGCAGCGGCAAAAGTGTATTCACTCACATCGCTACCATGCTGGCTGGCGAACACAATACGGCCAGCGGAAATATGGCGGCTCTGGACAGCGCCAGAGGCCGGGCGCAGTTCGTAGGCAAAAGCATGATAACCCTACCAGACCAGCCCAAATACTCAGGCGAAGGAACAGGGATTAAAGCGATTACGGGCGGTGACGCCGTAGAGATTGACCCGAAGCACGAACACCAGTACACCTCCGTTCTGAGGGCCGTTGTGGTCGCCACGAACAACACTCCGATGATTTTCACGGAACGGGCCGGAGGCGTTGCCCGCCGCAGGGTTATTTTTCAGTTCAATAACCGGGTAAGGGAGGAAGACAAAGACCCTGATTTGTCGGAAAAGATATCCGCAGAAATTCCGGTTATCGTCCGTCGTCTTTTGGCTAACTTTTCCGATCCCGAAAAAGCAAGAATGCTCTTGCTGGATCAGCGGAACAGTGAGGAAGCACTGGAGGTTAAACAGAAAACAGACCCGCTTTATGCTTTCTGTGCCTACCTTGAAAAGCTGTCAGAGTGTACGGGAATGCTGGTGGGCAACCGTAATCCGCCGCTCTATCCGCGAGTGTATCTCTATCACGCTTATCTGGCCTTTCTGGAGGCTAACGGGTTCGATAAGCCGCTAACCCTGAATAAATTTGCTGAGGGCATGGAAAGCGCAATGCGGGAGTTTAATCACGAATACAGGAAGGAGAGAAAGACGCGAGGTGTAGTAACCAATGTTGAGCTTTCAGGCAGTGCAGAAGACTGGCTTCCACAGGCTTACCCTAATCCCGCTAAGAAGTAGAAAGGTCATAAAAAAGCCCGCTTGGAGTTGCGGGCTTTTGGGTATCACGTTGTGCAATTGGAGAGGATATGCCTGTCCTCACGAACTTAGAATAGCAGATACATGATGATTAAAACCAGTTTTAGAGATTGGTTTTTTATAATCTATCTGTTTTTGTGGTATTGGCGTATAATATCTGTGCCGACAATCACGTCGAGGTAACAGGAAAAATTGACCATGCCAAACCTTCTGCAATTCAGTGCTACCCCATCGGGCAAAGGCGTTGCTATTTCTGCCAGCTACGATGACAACACTACCATCTCGTTTTCTACCGATGAGCAATCCGCAAGCTTCATGACCTCCATCGTTCAGGCGCTAGCCGCTGCGAACAAGAGAGTTAGCGCCGCTGAGAATCGTGCAGCAGCAGAACGGCGCACGGCAGACCGGAAATACAGGCGCACAGGCGATAGCCTTGAAAACGGCACACCTACGACATGTGACGCTGAATTCATGCGACTGGTACGCGCTGTATGCCCTAAGTACAACGAGAACACCAAAGACGACGATCCGCGCCTTGTTGCGCTTGATGTACTTCGTTACGCACCCGCTGAGGCTTTTTCCGCAGCCTACTCCCAACCTATGTCGCAAATTCAGTTAAACGAAGCCATAGACGTATTGGCGCAGGTCGGGGACTACATGAAAGCAAATAATATCGAGCCGAAACCATATACAACCTTTGATTCAATCAAGGCTATCGGTGATGCAGCTAAAAAACGTTGGGGGATTCAATAAATGACTAGCAAATTTATTCCACGTAGCCAGAGAGAGCAGCAGCAAAGACGCCAGTCTTTTGACAATGAATGTTCTAAGTTACAGGACATCAATAAAGTGAATAAGGATATTTGGGAGCAGGAGAAAGCGAAAGAAGATGCGCGATTAAATCGACACCGCAGACCCTGAAAAATAATTAACCAGATTACGGGTAAAATAGAATGGATATTCTCTCAACGCTATTTCAGCAGAACCGCCGCAAAATCGGGGTGATGGTTCCGAGTGTTGTTATTTCAGAAAAGCATAGCGACACACTGGAAATCACAGAACATCCGGTAGAGCGACCTACGTCAGCCGGAACCGGTTTTATCGCCGATCACGCTTATCGCCGCCCATCTGAGGTAGTGATGAATATCGGCTTTGCTGGCGGTGGTTCGTTGCTGGATTTGTTGGATACCCGAAATCTGGGCTTGTACACGCCGCTTAACCACATGGGGCCGAAAGAAGTTTATGCAGAGCTTCTCAAAATGCAGCAGGAAAGGCAGTTGCTGGACGTAACAACGGGTAAGCGGCTGTACAAAAACATGCTAATCCGAGCGCTGGAAGTAACTACAGACCGTACAACGGAAAACGTGTTATCAGCCACGGTTACACTACGTGAAGTAATTATTACTCAGACCAAAAGCATAAAAGTCGCTGATAAGGCTGATATGAAATACGGCGTTGAGACATCGGCGGTAATCAACACAGGAACTAAAACGCCAATACCTCAGAATAATTCCCTGTTAACTTCAGGGGCTAACTTTGTTAAATCAACACTAGGAATTGGGGCTAAATGACAATATCAGAAATCCCACTATCGCCAGATAGCCAGCGTTTTAATATCACTTTGGCTGGCGTTGATTATCAGATGCGCGTTGCCTGGCGCGGAGCGTGCTGGTTCCTCGACCTGATGGACAGTTCCGACACTCTATTAATCGGCGGTATCCCGCTTATCACCGGCGCCGACCTACTGGCGCAATACACTTACCTCAATCTGGGACTTTCGCTGTATGTGGCCTGTGATGACCCGGCCAGCGAAAACCCGACTCAGTTTGATCTCGGAATTAAAAGCCACCTTTACGCAGAGACAGAGGACTAACGATGCCTAGAAACTGGAACCGACATTTCGAGTTACAGCTGGTGGATGAGAAGGGCGAAGGGATCAGCCTCAGCGACTTCAAAGTTACCTTTACCATAGAGCGTAACGATAACCGATGGCCGGCAGCGGCGGTGGTCAAAATCTATAATCTGGCCACTGAGACTCAAAACCGCATCATGCGCCGTGAATACAGCAAGATCACTTTGATTGCAGGTTATGACGGACTGGATAGCACTTCCTCCGACACAGTAAACGCCAGCGAAGTTGGGAAGGTACGCTATATCACAGATGACAAGATAAACAGCCCTGAAGGTTCAAATTATGGCGTGATTTTCAGTGGTGATATCGGCTTTACATTGGAAGGTAAAGAAAACATTACCGACCGTTACGTGCGCATACAGGCATTCGACGGCGATAAAGCGTTTATGGAGGCGCAAATAGTCGGAAAGACTCTGGCCGCAGGTTATACGTTGCGCGATGAGTACGAAATGCTCATGAAGTATCTTGAGCCGTTCGGCATTAAAAAGGGCGTTGAACCCGTTTTCCCCGATACCGTTTATCCGCGCGGGGCGTCATATCACGGATTTGTAAGTGACTACCTGTCCCGGTTAGCAGACGATCTGCAGGCAACGTGGCAATTTAGCTTTGGTAAGGTCGACTTCATTCAGAAGGACGTAGCAAAACATCGCGCTATTGTCCTGAACGCCGATACGGGGCTGGTCGGTATGCCGCAGCAGACTATCGGTGCGGGAGTGAATGTTACGTGCCTTATTAACTCCTTTATTCAGTTGCATGGGCTTATTCAGCTGGATCAGGCGTCAGTGTATCGCGCACAGCTGAGCAATCAGCAGGTTGTAGAGGCTGGCGGCATTGCGCCGGAACAGGAAATTAACGGTAACCTTGTGACAAGCGGGTTAGCGCAGAGAGAGACCCCTTACAGCATCGCTACCGATGGCGTTTACATCGTCCGATACATATCATTCAGAGGCGACACTCGCGGGCAGGACTGGTATATGGATATGGCCTGTGAAGCGCGGGGGAATGCAGACGTTCCTTCTGATTCTTATTTGCGCAAGGTATAAAAATGAAAAAAATAATTCTCGTAATTGGCTTGCTTGCCGCGGGTGCAAGCAATGCTCAGTCGGTGACTATGCAGTGTGGTCGCTTCACTCTTGAGGTAATCGCTAACTCGATGTCAAAAATTAATGGCGAGTATGTAACCTCACAGAAAATAGCATCACTAGGTGAGCAGGGGGCAAAAATGGATATGACTCTTACTTCAGCTAAAGACGGAAATTTCTACGGTTTTGAATATGTCCATCCGAACGGCAGCAATAAGCGCTGGCTTAATGTTGAGTTAATCCGCAGCAGCATGAACCAGCCGCGCATCATTGGCACGTTCATGTGTAAGCGTGTGGCGAACTAAGGGGGGGGTATGGCGATACTTAGACCTGTTAGCAGCAATGAAGTGAATGACGTCATCATGAAGTCCGTAAAGAAAACGCTTCGGGTAGCAATGCCGGGAGTCATTCAGTCGTTTGACCCAGAAAATCTCACATGCGTTGTAGAGATATCAGTTTTCAGCGTAAAGCCAGAAGGTAAGTCTGTAGACCGGCTGGACGTCGATAACGTGTTTTATCCTCTCATTCTCGATGCTCCGGTTATTTTTCCTCGCGGTGGCGGCGTTACGCTAACGTTTCCTGTTAAAGAAGGTGATGAATGCCTGGTTGTATTCGCGGATCGCTGCATTGATTTCTGGTGGCAGAACGGCAATGTGCAGAATGGTTCAAGGGGGAGAATGCACGATTATTCTGATGCGTTCGTTATTCCCGGCCCGCAGTCGCAGGCAAAGAAAATCAGCGGTATCAGCACCACGGCCGCGCAGCTTCGAACCGATGACGGATCGGCATTCATTGAGATTGCATCAAACGGCGCTGTAACCATCAACAGCCCACAAACAATCGTTAACGGCCCTTTTCATGTCAACGGTGATATCACCTCCACAGGCGACCAGACAGCGGCAGGAATCAGCCAGGTAAATCACACCCACGGCGGAGTAGAGTCCGGCGGCAGCAGCACAGGAAAACCAGAATGAATAATATCGAAAAGATTAAGCCTGAAAACCATGAGGCGGCATCGGTTGAGAAGGTTCGCACATGGCAAGACGATTTAGCAAACCAGCCCCAGCTTGATAGCAATAGCGACATTGTAGAGAGGCAATTACGGGGAAGCATTAACGGAATGAGTGTTAATGATATGTTAAGCTGAAAATCCCAAACATGAACACCTATGTACACTTATGAAGGCTTATGTACACTAGTGTTCATGGTTTAATTTTATGATTTATAAGAATATTGTTGCGAATATGAACACCATGAACACCTTGAGAGCAAATTCTTTAAAACACGCCCTAAACGCAACACTTAAAGCATAAGAATCATTTTTATAGTCATAAAGGGAATATGCGTTAACAATTCATTATCATTTTGTTTTGGGTGATTCATTGCGTTTTACGATTAAAAAATAACCATTGCGTTAGCTGGGTTAAACGTCAGACGAGAGGATCTGTAACTTATGCTCATGAGCAAATCAGAATATGCCAGGCATCGAGGCGTTAGCCGTCAAACGGTTTACGATTGGGTGGCGAAAGGTGAGGTTGTATTGTCAGGCAATAAAATCGACGTAGAGGCCACGGAACGCAAAATGCAGAACGAACAGAAAGGCCAGGGCGAACACGTTCCCCGCAAACTGGAAATGACGTGGGGGCAGTGCTGGGAGGCGGTCAAGGCGTTAGACGGAAAAGCCCCGGAGCCTCGCAGCGATGAAGATATAAAGCAGCGGGTACAGCTTGCGGCCGGCGAACTTGGCTGGGATGTCGAATTTCTGGAAGACAATGGGATTTTCATGTGCGACTGCGACACGGAATTCTACCTTACACAGTATGGCCAGCTAATTCAAAATGCAGATGTGGCTATCGGGCTTCTCCGGCGTGACCTCTGTTATGCTGCATGCGTTTGCCCTGATGACGAGGACGAATGGAGCAAAGAAGGGTTGGCGGCGCTGGCAGAATGGAAAACGGACAATGTGTAAAGTGTAAACCCAGAACGGAGAAAAGAAGCCCGGAGGTTTACAGTTTCTGTCAGATACGAAACCGATAGCTTTACACATTTGACACTTTTGGCGCGATTCAGCCGAAAAAGTGTCAACCCAAGGTATCGGAATGTACCGGATTGCCAGGGGGACAATGTTTACACATGTTAGTGTTCAAGCGCTTGGCCAAGTCAGATCAACGAGTGAAAATTTCACTTCTGGCAAAGGGTAACTTAGATGCTGAAACCTGATGTTATTGAGTCGGCTATAGCCCTGATAGCAACAAAGCAGGGATATAGCCTTAACAGCGGCGACATGCTGGAAATTCGTTCTCGCGTTGCTGGTTCGCTGGCAGCAAAAGAAAGGCACCGGCAGCGCATGACCTCCCCAGAATACCACTGGCGCAAACCTACTCCCCGCAGATAGTACCCCCGTTTTAAATGGCTAGGATATGGACTAGCCAACATTTCAGTTAAAAATAAATCAATAAAAAACAATGTATTATGTGTTGATTCTTGCTTTTGAAATGGAATATGGACACCGATGAGCAGGTTTATATCGGTGACTCGGCGAAAGGTGCTAAAGGACTTCTTAACCTGTCTCAGGTGACACCGACCAACGCGACCAAAACGTGGGCCACCTCAACCGCCGACGAAATCCGCGCCAGCATTAACCAGGTGCTGAGTAATGCATGGGCCCGCTCCGCTTACTCCAAAGTGCCGGAAGATTTGCTGATCCCGCCCGAACAGTATTCGTTCATTGCGAGCACCATCGTTTCCAGCGCCGGTAACCAGTCTCTGCTGACCTACCTGGAAACGAACACTATCGCCTTCCACCAGAACGGCAAGCCGCTGAACATTCGTCCGGTTAAATGGATGAAAGGTCGCGGTGTGGGCGGTACTGATCGCATGGTGGCCTACACCAACGATAAGAAGTTTGTTCGCTTCCCGATGGTTCCGCTGCAGAGCGTCCCGATCCAGTATCGCGGCCTGTATCAGCTGGTGACCTATTACGGCAAGCTGGGTGCGGTTGAGCCGGTTTACCCGGAAACCCTGAACTACATGGATGGCATTTAATCCAGATACAGCCCCTTCACAGGGGCTTTTTTCTAAGGAATACCGATGAAGAAAATCTATGCACTGACCGCGTTCAATTTCAACGACGGTGCGAAAATCACGCCATTCGCTGCAGGCTTCCATGATGTTGATGACGCAGTGGCAGAGCACTGGTTTGTAAAAGCGCATTGCTCACCAGATGGCGAAGCGCCGGCGGTGGTTGATGATCCACGCATTGCCGAACTGGAAGCGCAGATCGTAGAGAAAGATGCGCGCATTGCCGAACTGGAAGAGCAGTTGCCGGAGACCGCAACCAATGGCAAGAAATCAAAGTCTACCGACGCCTGAGGAGTTCAGGGTAGCATTCCCGCAGTTCGCTGACGAAACAAAGTACCCAACCACAATGATCCAGGCGCGGCTTGCTCTCGCTGATGTCCTGCTGAGTGAATCGCGTTTTGGTGAGGATATTTTCCCCTATGTTGTTGACTTGTATGTCGCGCACTACCTGTACCTTTACGCTGCTGATATGCGTAGCGTTGCTGTAGGTGCTGCTGGTGGTGCAAATAGCGGCGTACAGACCTCCAAATCGGTGGATAAGGTTTCGGTTAGCTACGATGCCAGCGCGACGCTGGACCCTAACGCGGGCTTCTGGAACAACTCCCGTTACGGGTCTGAGTTCTGGGAATACCTCATGATTTTCGGCGCCGGGGCAATTCAACTTGGGACACCGTAATGAAAAGTGGGTTAACGGTTCGGGAGGACAATTACGCTGGCGTTCTCGATGCGCTGAAACAGCTATCCGGCACCGATGTGTTGGTGGGGATTCCGGCGGATAAAGCGCAGCGTGATGACGGCGGCCCACTGAACAACGCCGAAATTGGTTATCTGCAGTCCACTGGCGCCACCGTAGAGATCGACGGCGAAACAGTCACGCTTCCCCCCAGACCCTTTCTCGACATGGGGATTGAGGATTCTCGGGACAAAACTACCGCACGGTTAAAGCTTGCCGCGCAGGCTGCGCTTGATGGTAATGCTGGTCTGGCTGAGCAGCATCTTGAAGCCGCCGGCCAGATAGCTCGTGATGCCGCTAAAGCAGTGATCGGCGATGGCGACAGGCTAATCCCTCTTTCTGAGAAAACGCTCAAGCGGAGGCGTGCGGAAGGGATACCCGGCGATAAACCTCTCTATGCGCATGGCTTCCTTTTGCGTGCTATTAACTACGTCGTGAGGAAAAAATAATGCCGCTTCTCGATGTGACAGAGGTTCTTCTTGATCCAGACTTTTGCGATCCGTCACTGGTTTGCCAGCGTCAGGTGCAAAGCCTGGATGAGGATAACTTTGTTACGAACACCACGCAGGAAATACCTTTCTCTGGCGTTGTAACGGTAGATCGTTCACTTGAGGCTCAAAGAATGATTGCGGGGCAAAACATCGCTGGCGCAATCCTCATTGTGACGCAATTCCGATTGACCAGGGGTAATCGCCAAGGTTTAGACGCCGATATCGTGCCGTATGAAGGATATAGCTATCGCGTAACCAAAGTTGACCCGTACACACGTTACGGCGCTGGATTTGTGCAAGCGCATTGCGAACTGCTCGACGAGGAGTAGTACATGGCTAACGACAGCACAACGGCGGGTTATCTGACGCCCGTCGGTGACTCAACGCCTTACGATGAGGATCTGGAACGGCTAATCAGCCGCTGGATACGGGGAGTTACCGGGCTGGATGCCACGCTGGTTTACCCGCGCTGGACCGACCCGCAAAAGCAGATACCCAAAAACGGCACCACCTGGTGCGCGTTCGGTATCACCGGCATTCAGGAGGACTTTAACCCGGCGTACGTACAGGGCGAAGAGAACACCGAGCAATGGTCGCATGAGACCGTGAGCCTGATCTTGTGCTTCTACGGCCCGCAGGGGCTGGCAATGGCTACGCGCTTTCGTGATGGTCTGCTGGTCTCGCAGAACAATGACGAGCTCAACCGCTCAGGCCTGACATTCCTTCAGATGGGCCGGATCCTCAATCTGCCCGAACTTATCAATAACCAGTGGGTGCGCCGGTACGATATCAGCGTTGACCTGCGCCGCAAAATCATCCGCCAGTACGGCATTCAATCGCTGGTCGACGCGCCAGTGCAATTTTTTGGAGATTAAAACATGGCACAGGGCTTACCTGTTTCCAATGTCGTTAACGTTGACGTCATCATGTCACCGGTAGCGGCAACGGGGCGAAACTTCGGTGCGCTCCTCATTCTGGGAACCTCTACCGTTATTCCGGTGACCGAGCGCATTCGCCAGTATTCGGCCATTGAAGATATCGGCGATGATTTTGGCGTTGATTCCCCGGAATACGAAGCGGCGACCATCTTCTTTTCACAGTCACCAAAACCAACGCTGGTTTATATCGGACGCTGGGCGAAAACGCTGGCGGAAGGCGAAGCCGGGGCGGTTGAAACGCTGCTGCAGGCGGTTAACGCTTCCCTGCAATATACCAACTGGTACGGGCTGGCGATTGCTGACAGTGCCGATCTGGTTGAGGCTGACGTGATTTCCGTCGCCGCGGCGATCGAGGCATCCAGCCTTAGCCGCATTCTTGCCGTTACCACTGATGATGTGAACGTGCTGGTGGCAGGCAATACCGACAATATCGGCTACAAGCTGAAAGCCGCGGGTTATGGACGTACATTCTGGCAGTACAGCTCCAGCAGCAAATACGCCGCTATCTCGGCCTTTGGTCGCGCGTTCACGGTGAACTTCACCGGCAACAACACCACGATCACCCTGAAATTCAAAACCGAGCCTGGTGTGACGTACGAGACGCTGACGACCACACAGGCAGCCGCTATTGATTCCATTAACGGTAACGTCTACGTCTACTACGCCAACGATACGGCGATTATCCAGCAGGGCGTGATGGCGAACGGTGACTTCTTCGACGAGCGCCACGGCCTGGACTGGCTGCAGAACTACGTACAGACCAACCTCTATAACCTGCTGTACACCTCGGCTACCAAAATCCCGCAGACCGACGCGGGCGTTACCCGGCTAATGACCAATGTCGAAGCATCGCTTGACCAGGCGGTTAATAACGGTCTGGTAGCGCCGGGTGTGTGGAACGGCGGCCCGATCGGTCAGATTGAATCAGGTGACACGCTGACCAAGGGTTACTACGTCTACGCCGATTCAGTAGATAACCAGGCACAGTCTGACCGTGAAGCGCGGAAGTCGCCGGTGATTCAGGCGGCGCTTAAGCTGGCGGGCGCTATTCACTATGGCGACGTACAGATCAACGTGGTTCGTTAAGGGGGAATAAATGGGAAACACTTACAGTTTTATTGACGTCTCGGCCTCCCTTACCGGTCCGACCGGGAGTATCGATCTGGGCTATGGCTCGGCGAACTCCGAAGAGGGCATTACGGTCACTATGGCCGAGGCGAAAAACACCATGACCGTCGGCGCTGATGGTGAGGTGATGCACAGCCTACACGCCGGTAAGAGCGGCACCATCACGGTAACCCTGCTGAAAACGTCCCCAGTGAACAAAAAGCTATCCCTGATGTATAACGCGCAGAGCCAGTCCTCAGCGACCTGGGGTAATAACGTAATCGTCATCCGAAACAAGGTGTCAGGCGATATCACCACCGCGCGCAGCTGCGCATTCCAGAAACAGCCGGATCACGCTAACGCCAAAGTCGGCAATACGGTGTCGTGGGTATTTGACGCCGGTAAAGTTGACCAACTGCTGGGGGAGTTCTAACTAATGGAATTTGAAATCAAAGGCGTCAACTACCGTACCGCCAAACTCGACGTTTTCCAGCAACTGAAGGTCAGCCGTAAGCTTCTTCCGGTGCTGGCAGGTCTGGTCAGTGAGTTTTCCACGCTGAAAGCGCAGGCCGCCGCCGGTAACTCCGGCGCCGTGCTGGAAAGCGTGCTGCCGAAAATTGCCGATACGCTGGCAGCGCTGCCGGATGACGACGTTAACGCTGTGATTTATCCGTGTCTGGGTGTCGTCTCACGCCAGCACGAAAAGGGCTGGGCGAAAGTCTTCGATCAGGGCGTCCTGATGTTCGACGATATCGACCTGTTTACGATGCTGCAGCTGGTGGCGCGGGTGGTCGCCGACAGTCTGGGAAATTTTTTGAAAGAACTCCCAGACAGCGAGACGGAGGGCCAGCCGCCGCAGGCCTAACGCTCGAATCCCTGCCGGAAGGCGAAAGCTTCCTGATGCGCCCGGTGGAAGCCGGGTACATCCCTTATACCGCACTGAAGGACGGGTCAATAGACCTTGCCGACATTGCCCGCATGAACGACTGGCTGGACCTCAAAGCCGATAACGATTACCGAATAGCGAAATGGAGAGAGGACAATGAACGCTGAAACGCTCAAGGACTTTCTGATCTCGCTTGGGTTCAAAGTCGATGAGGCTGGCGCCAGAAAATTTGATGCCGTGGTTGCCGGGACGACGCTTAAGGCGATTGAGCTTGGTGCCAAAGTTGAACTGGCCGCTGCATCAGTAGTGGCGTACACCGCCAAAATCGCCAGCAGCCTTGATAACCTGTACTGGGCCTCTCAGCGTACCGGTGCAACGGTCCAGGGCATTAAGCAGATAGGTTACGCCGTCAGTCAGATGGGCGGAAGCGTGGATGCTGCCCGCGGCTCTCTGGAAAGCCTGTCACGGTTCGTGCGTAACAATCCTGGCGCGGAAGGCTTCTTGAATCGTCTTGGCGTGCAGACGCGCGATGCCAAAGGCAACATGCGGGATATGGCCAGCATCTTCACAGGCGTCGGCCAACGTCTCAGCAGTATGCCGTACTACCGTGCAAATCAGTACGCACAGATGCTGGGTATTGATGAAAATACCCTGATGGCAATGCGTCGCGGTATCGGCCAGTTCAGTGGCGAATATACCGCAATGGCGAAGGCGATCGGCTATAACGCTGATGTCGCCGCCGTCAGTTCTAACAAGTTCATGACCTCGCTGCGGTCATTCGGCTTGATGGCCGGTATGGCGCGGGACAAAATCGGTTCCAGTCTGGCCGATGGTCTGACGGGCTCGCTGGACCGCCTGCGGCGCCAGATTCTGGATAATTTCCCGAAAATCGAAGGGGCGATCACCGCGACGGTTAAGGGCATCCTCTGGGCTGGCGAGATGGTCGGTAGGGTAATTTACCGCCTTATTCAACTGGGCCAGAGCATCAGCAACTGGTGGGATTCACTGGATAAGCAGTCTCAGGAGCTGATAGAGCTCCTCGGTGCGCTTACCGCTGCGTGGTGGCTGCTGAACCGCGCAATGCTGGCGTCTCCGATTACGTGGGTGCTCGGTCTTGCAGCCGCCATAGCGTTGCTATGGGAGGATTACCAGACCTGGAAAGAGGGCGGCAAAAGCCTCATCGACTGGGGTAAATGGAAACCTGAAGTAGACGCAGCGCTGAAAATGGTCGGCGACCTGAAACAAACGGTTTTTGACCTCGGGAAAGCGCTGGCGAAACTGCTAAACATCGATCCCAAATCCTGGTCTTTGAAGTGGGATTTCAGCAACTTCATTACCCAGATGGGCGAATTCAGCAAAATGCTGAGCATGATTGGTGACCTGCTTAACGCCATCAAAGACGGTCGCTGGTCTGATGCAGCAAGCATCGGCAAGGCTCTACTCAAACAAGGGAGCGATCAGCCCGATGCGTTGCCAGGCGTAACCAGTAGCGCCGTCAACGCGCGAGGTAAGGTGCTGGGCTTCTGGGAGGAGGTTAAAACCCGCTTCAGTGATGGCGGCTGGTATCAGCATGAGCAGAAAACGCTTGCCGATCGCAACAACAATCCTGGGAACATTCGCCCTGTCGGCGGTGGAGGATTCCGAGCGTTCGGATCGGCGATTGAAGGCTGGACAGCCATGAAAAACCAACTGATGCGCTACTTCACAGGGAAAACAACCGGGCGCCGCCTGCAGACCATCATGGATATCGTCAGCACCTGGGCGCCGGCGGGCGACAACAACGACCCGCAGCAGTATGCCCGACAGGTGGCAGGATGGATGGGCGTATCGCCGACGGCAGCGCTTAACCTTTCAGACCCAAATACGATGGGGTCCCTTATGCAGTCAATGGCCCGTAAGGAGGGCTATTCGAACTGGAACAGCCCGCTGGCTCATCAGGCAGCTGGTGCGCAGGTTCAGCAGCAGAACACCTACAACATCTACGGCGCTAACGCACAGGAAGTCGGCCAGGAAGTCGGACGCCGGCAGCTTGAAGCGAACGCCAGGGTGTTGCGGGTTAATCAAAACGGGGCGGGCTGATGGACATTCTTTCAACGCTGTTTCAGCAGCAGAGCAGGAAGATTGGGCTGATCGTTCCCAGCGTCGTTATCTCTGAAAAGCACAATGACACGCTGGAAATTACCGAACACCCGGTAGAGGTTGGTGCTGCGATTTCTGACCATGCCTACCGTCGCCCGTCAGAAGTGATCATGCAGGTTGGTTTTGCTGGTGGCGGGTCTCTGCTCGACTTTCTCGATACCACTTCAATCGGGTTGGGCGTCGGCCTTAGCCCGAAAGAAACGTATCAGGAACTTCTGGACCTGCAAAGCAGCAGGGTGCCTTTTGATGTGGTGACCGGTAAGCGGATTTACACCAACATGCTGATCCGTGCTCTGGAGGTTACCACCGACAGGACGTCAGAAAATGTGTTGTCTGCGGTGCTTACGTTGCGCGAGGTAATTATCACCAGCACAACCACCACGCAGGTAGCGGTCAAAGAAGACATGAAGCTGGGGGCCAATACCTCGGCTGTGCAGAACTCAGGAGTCAAAACGCCGACGGCGAAAAATGAGTCTCTGTTAAGCCGGCTGGCTGGCTATGCAACCGGAGGATAAATGGCCGTATCAGAAATCCCGCTATCACCAGACAATCAACAATTCGCTATTGCGCTGGCTGGCCAGAGCTATCAAATGGCTGTTACCTGGCGTTCCGCGTTCTGGTGCCTCGATATCATGGATAGCAGCGGCGCCGACCTGATTAAGGGTGTACCCCTGATCACCGGCGCTGACCTGCTGGCGCAATACCGCTATCTCGGGCTGGGCTTTTCGCTTTATGTCGGCTGCGATAACGCGGCTAATGACAACCCCACCGAAAGCGATCTAGGAATAAATAGTCACCTCTACGTGGTAACGGAGTAATCATGTCACAGAACTGGATGCGCCATTTTGAGCTGCAGCTGGTCGATTCGAAAGGCAACGCTACCGATTTTGGGGGCTTCAAAGTCACCTTTACGCTTGACTGGTTTAATCTCAGCAGCGAAACGAGGGTGGGGACCTTCAAGATTTATAACCTCGCCGCGGATACCGTAAACCGTATTGTCGGTGAGGAGTTTACCCGGATCAGGGTTATCGCCGGTTATGACGGTATTGCAGCGGATGTTTCCGCCAGTCAGGTCGGTGTTGCACGAACGGTAAACCCCGATGACATGGGCCAGATGGACGGGCGAAATTATGGGCTGATCTTTGATGGCGAGATCCGCTACACCATCACCGGTAAGGATAACCCCATCGACAGCTTTGTGCTAATTCAGGCGGCCGATTCTGACCGCGCATTTGCCACCTCGATCACGACACAGACGCTTGCGGCGGGCTATACGGTTGCTGACGTCAATGTTGCGCTGATGAAGGATTTCAACGCGAAAGGCGCGACAGAGGGTAACACCCCGGCCATGCCTGCGACTGTTTACCCGCGTGGACGGGTGCTGTTTGGCATGACTCGTCACCTGATGGATAACGTTGCCGATCAATGCCAGGCTGACTGGATGTTTGTTGATGGTAAGCGTGAGATGGTGGCGAAAAACGAAGTCGTTCACGATGCTATTAAGCTGAACAGCGCCACAGGCCTGATCGGTATGCCCCAGCAGACCATCGGCAGTGGAGTGAACGTGCGCTGCCTGATTAACCCCAACATCCGGGTTAATGGTCTGATTGAGCTTAACCAGGCTTCCGTGTACCGCACCGTGCTGGGTAATAATGACATCGCCATGACGCAGGGGCGTATCACCGACCAGAATAACAACGGCAATATCACCGTCGAAGGCACCACCGCACAACCGGCCAGTATTGCGACCGACGGCGTTTATATTGTGCGCGGCATTATGTACACTGGCGACACAAGGGGCCAGGCGTGGTACATGGATATGATGTGTGAAGCGCGTGGCGCGATGGATCTAAAAACTCAATCAGCACTGGAGAGAGGCGCTGGGTGAAAAAATTATTGATATTGATCGCTTTATTTTCTGCACCGGCACTTTCTGCCATCCAATGTGGCGGTTACAAGCTAACTATTAACGATTCTGAGGGTCTGGTAAGAATCAATGGAGAATTGGTTACCAGTCAAAAGGTTAAATATCTCGGAAAGAAAGGTGACGAATCAAATGCCAAATGGGATATGGGTATAATGCCTTCCCGTGATGGAAATAATTACGGATTTCAATTCATCAAGCGGGATGGCAAATCTTGGCTCAATGTTCAACTGCTACAGAACAGTATGGATGCGCCTAAATTGATTGGTTCATATCCATGCAAAACAGTATAAAAAAGCCCTGAGTTAATCAGGGCTAAAATCTCACTGCTTAAATATTTGCGATAGAACTATGGCGGCAATGATGAAAACTGCAAGCCTCCACCAATGGATCCCTTCCCTTTGAGCCGTTGGTTCCTGTTCTGAAAATTCCTCTTCCGATGTAGCTTTTCCAGATTTTTTCCCTGGGCCAACGGTGTATGACAAACCGGATCCCGGAATTCCAACGGTGGTTTTTATTCCTCTTCCACTTATGTTGGTAGTGGCGCCTTTTGGGCCAATCGACGTACTAACGCCACTCTTGCTGATATTGATTGCTAGGCCTGGAGCTATGCGTATCCGCTTCCTAAATCTGAAGCCCATAGGTATCTCCTGTAGTCAAAAATACTAAGTAATTAAATTTTTATTCTACCCCTCACTAAGTGAGGGTAATCATTATCTGGAGAAAACATGGGCGTATCAAGCCAAACCCGTAGTGGGGCGCTGGCGGAGGTTCTGGCGTCTGAGCGAAAGACGCTTAGCGAGCAAATGCGCGTAGCACTGCCGGGGATCATCCAGTCATTCGACCCAGAATCTTTGACGGCTGTTGTTCAGCCAGCGATCCGCTACATCGAGCGCGACAACGACGGCAACAAAAGCACGAAGGATTATCCGCTGCTGGTGGATGTTCCAGTTGTATTCCCCCGCGGGGGCGGCTGTACGCTCACTTTTCCCGTTAGCGAAGGCGATGAGTGTCTGGTGATATTTGCCGACCGCTGCATTGATTTCTGGTGGCAAAGCGGGGGTGTACAGGAGCCGGTAGACGGGCGCATGCATGATTTATCGGATGCGTTCTGTATCGTGGGCCCGCAGTCGCAGGCGAAGAAAATCGGCGGCATCAGCACTACGGGAGCGCAGCTGCGTACCGATGATGGTTCGGCTTTCATTGAGGTGGCCGCCGGAGGGGATATCACTGCCACCACCGCCGGCAGCGCGACTATTAACGCCCCGGAAATCGTCCTTAACGGCAACGTGACGATCAACGGCAACCTGTCGCAAGGAATGGGTGAGAGCGGAGGCACGGCCACGATGCACGGCCCGGTCACCGTAACCAACGATGTGACAGCAGGCGGTAAGAGCCTGATGACGCACACGCATGGAGGGGTTGAGCATGGTAACGACAGCACCGGGGAGCCTGAATAATGCGATACCGACGTGAAGATGATGACGGTGATTACACCTTTGGCCAGGGCGATGATACCTGGCTGGTAAACTCTCCTGAGGCCGTCGCGCAGGCCATTAAAACGCGCTTCCTGCTCTGGTACGGTCAGTGGTTCCTCGATACCACGGAGGGAACACCCTGGATTCAGTCCGTGCTGGGTAAGCAAAAACCTGATACCTACAACCTGGCCATCCGCCAGCGTATCCTGGAAACGCAGGGCGTGAGTTCTATCACCGAATTTAACACCGAAGTTGACGGCCGCACGCGCCGTGTAACGTTCACAGCAACGGTAGAAACCCTCTACGGGACAACCACAGTAACCTCGGAGGCGTAATGTCTTTGGACCTCGATACACTCGGCTTATCGGCAACGGTAACCGCTGAGGGGATAAGTGCGCCCGACTATCAGACCGTGCTGGACACCATCACCGGCTATTTCCAGCAGATTTATGGCAGTGATGCCTATCTCGATCCTGACAGCAAAGATGGCCAGATGGTGGCGCTGGTGGCGCTGGCCATTCATGACGCTAACAACACAGCCATTTCGGTTTACCGTTCGTTCTCGCCGGCGACTGCCCTGTCAGATGCACTGACGAGCAACGTCAAAATTAACGGCATTACCCGGCGTGCAGCGACTAATTCGACGGTCGATCTACTGCTGACCGGCACTATCGGCACTACCATCACAAATGGTTCGGTACGCGACACAAACAGTGTGGTGTGGAATCTGCCGGCGACGGTAGTGATTGGCTCTGATGGTACCGTGGTGGCGACGGCCACGTGTGCGAATGCTGGTGCAGTAGCTGCGGTGGCGGGATCGGTAAACGGAATCAACACACCGACGCGCGGATGGTCTTCGGTAACTAACCCGCTGGCGGCCACGGTAGGTGTTGCTGCAGAGACGGATGCGCAGCTACGCGTAAGACAGTCGCAAAGCGTTGCGCTGGCCTCAATAACACCGTTTGATGCAGTTGATGGCGCGATCGCCAATGTTTCAGGAGTGACGCGACACAAGCTGTTTGAGAATGATACCGAGACTACGGACGCTAACGGGTTACCAGAGCACTCTATTTCTGCTGTCGTTGAGGGTGGGGATGCAACAGAAATTGCCAATACAATCCGAAGCGTGAAGGGGCAGGGAGTCGCCACCTACGGTACGACGGCCGTGGTAGTCACAGATAAGTATGGAAATCCATATACCATTCGCTTCTCTCGCCCAGTAGACGTTCCGGTATATGTGTCAATTACCCTGAAGGCGTTAACTGGCTACACCTCCGACATTGGCGATGAAATGAAAGCCGCTGTTGCTTCGTACATTAACTCTCTCGCTATTGGTGATGGGGTGCTGCTGAGCCGGGTTTATTCCCCGGCGAACCTCGGTGTAGTCAGCGGAGGGAATGCGCGATATTACGACATTATGGAGCTGTTAATTGGCCGGTCGGCTGAGTCTGTCGCAGCAGATAATGTCACAGTCGTATATGACGAGGCTGTTTCATGTAGCGTGGAAAATATAGAGATAACGGTGACAGCATGAACAAATACACCGATCTTATTTCCAACTACCATGCCGGAAAACCAAAATTTGTAAAACATGTTGACCTGTCGACAAGGACGCTAATTGATGTATCTGGTTCTGTGTCCGGTCTTATCTCTGCGTTCGATATAGATACTGGCGTAGGGGCACAACTTGATATTCTTGGTAAATGGATTGGTGTAGCCCGAACTGTTGCCGCGCCGATATCTGGTGTTTTCCTTGAATGGGACAAAGAGCGAGTTGGCTGGGACCAAGGGATCTGGCTTGGTCCGTACCAGTCTTCTGATGCATTAACTTACCTGAGCGATGACGTATATCGGGTCGTGTTAAAGGCCAGAGTAGGGATTAATAACTGGAATGGTCAGAATGGAACGCTGCCTGACATTCTGGAAACAGCGCTTTCTGGTACTGGGATTAAAATGATCATCCTCGATAATCAGGATATGACGATCTCAGTGCTCATCGTCATTGATTCTGAATATTTAATGTCTGTAACAGACCGGTTGATATTTGATTCTGGAATGAACCGTGGTCCTTTTATTTCTCTTCCTGATGATTACACACCATCGCGATATGACATTAACCCAATAGATAAACTCCCGGCTGAGTTTGTTTTTGTTGTGCGTGCTGGCCTCCTTACTGTAAAGGCCGCCGGGGTAAGAGTCAGGGAAACAGTTACGCCCTCTAATGGATATAAATTCTTTGGATTTGATGTCGAAAATGACTATATCGCTGGCTTTGAGTCCGGCGCATGGGGAGAAAACTTCTGATGCCAGTTAATAACTTTAAACCGTTTGCCATCGCATCTGGCTCAAATGTGACATCTCAGACGGAATGGGAAGGTTTGATCGCCCTTTCTACAGGATTTACAGCGGGGCTGGCCCGGTCCGCACAGATTAATAAAGCCCTGCGCCAGGGGACGGTGATGGCGAGCGTCTTAGCTCAGTTCATCGCTGAGACAACCGAAGAGGATGTGCTTGATGATGGAGATACGACAAAACTGGTATCCCTACTGATCAGTTCAGTTAACACGGTTGCGCGGAGCGCTCTGCCAGTTGGCACCCCCATTCCCTGGCCCTCTGACACTTTGCCGGCAGACGGTGATTTCGCTTTCATGCAGGGGCAGACATTCAGCCTTACGGCATACCCGTTACTGGCTACAGCTTACCCGTCAGGTGTCATTCCAGACATGCGAAGCTGGACCATCAAAGGGAAGCCGGCTACCGGGCGTGCGGTGCTGTCTCAGGAGCAAGATGGTGTTAAGTCCCACGCACACACAGCGTCGGCCACATCGACCGATCTCGGTACCAAAACGACAAGCAGCAACGGTGACCACGCCCACACGTGGGGATCGGCAATGCAGAAGCAGGGCGGAAGCGATCAGGAGGTTGGTAGCAACAGTGGGAGCACCTTTGGCACGACATCCACTGCAGGCGCACACACTCACTCCGTGGTAATTGGAGCCCACTCACACACCATCACGGTTGATTCTGCAGGTAATGCAGAAAACACCGTTAAAAACATCGCATTTAACTACATCGTGAGGCTCGCATAATGGCTTTTGAAATGTCTGACAAAACTCAGGTGGTAACCGTTTACCATATCAGCGACGATACGGGGGAGTTAGTGGGCGTTGAAGAATTGTCGATCCCGCCTCACACTGGCTTGCCTGCCTGCAGCACTCAAAGTTCACCACCCGAAATAGCCTCCGGAGAAACAGCGGTTTTCAATGCCGCTGCGGGCCAGTGGTCCCTTATCGAGGACCATCGCGGGCAGATCGTGTACAGCACTGCATCTGGCGAGCCTGTTGAGATTTCAGCGCTTGGGGAATTACCAGCAGGGGTAACGACAAAAGCGCCTGCTGGCAGCTATCAAAAATGGGATGGAGAAAACTGGGTTAACGACGCGGAAGCTAAACACCAGGCTGAAGTGAGTAGCGCTATTGAGCTGTTAACCGAGTTGATGCGAGAGGCAAACGCAAAAATAGCCCCTCTAAACGACGCTGTAGAACTTGGTATCCAGACCGACGAAGAAGTCATGCAACTGACTGAGTGGAAAAAATACCGCGTTGCCTTGAGCCGCATTGATACATCTACCGCTCCCGATATCGCCTGGCCTGAAATTCCTGCCTGATCTGTTTCTGAGGTAATACCCCTATGCCATTTTATTTAACGCGGGATCCGGTCCCGTCGGCAGACATGCGCAACGTTTTTGATAACGCTCAGAATCTTGACCTTGCCCTGAACGATATTACATCCTCTTTCTGGAGTGATCGGCTCGGTCGTAGCCGCATGTCATGGTTCGGACTGGAGTCTGCGTTTACGGTAAAACTGAGTGACTTTGAGTCCCGTTTTTCCACACAGATAGCCGAACAGGAAACCACTTTTGATGCTTCCCAGGCTGATAAGGAAAACCGATTCCAGGCTTTTCTTGATAGCTCCGGTTACGTGTTCCTCGGTGACTATGAAGACGGACCGTTTCAGTTCGGCGCCCGCAATCAGTATATCCGCTACGACAATCAGTATTACCGCCTGAATGCCACCACGGATGTCGGATTTACGACGACCGGTACCGACGCAATCAGTTTTGCGAATGATGTGGCTCACTTCGTTCTGATGGATGGCGATACGCTTCGCCAAAACCTGGGTTCAGGCGAAGGCTTTAAACTGGTCGGTCAGGTCAGCTCTTTTGCTGAACTAAGAACAGTTTCCCCGGCCATTGTAGGGCAGAAAATATTACTGGCTTCGCATGCCCCCGTTGCCGGTTGGTTCGCGCTGGCGCTGCCACCTGCGGGGTTTGGTGAGTTTATTGCTAAATCCGGTTCTGCCACTGACGACGGTGGTTATATTTGTGTGCCGGACGGCATCACTGATATGTACTGGCAGCGTCTCATTGAGAGCGAAACACTCCACGCTGAG